ATGCCACCCGGAACGTCGAAACGCGTAGACGCAGCGAACGACCTGCGTCGCCTGAAAATGCTGGATATGTGGCTGTGCGGTCACACGTACCAGCAGATCGCCGACGAGATGGAACTGTCGAGTCACGCGACGGTCTACCGGCAGATACAGCGCGAGCTGAAACAGCGTGCGCAGGAACGCGCCGACCTCGCCGACCAGGCACTCGAAATGCAACTCGCCCGCATCGAGCGGCTGCTGCAGACGCACATGAAGATCGGCACCGACGAATCGAATCCGCTCGCCGCGGCCCGCTCGGCGCGGGTCGCGCTCGACGCGATCGACCGGCTGAACCGTCTGCTGGGACTCGACCAGCCGCAGCGTCACGAGCACGTCGTCACCACCGTCGACGCCGTCGACGTCGAGATCGCCCGTCTGACCGCGCTACTGACCGGGCACGCCGAAGAACGTGGCATCGACGTCAGTGACCTACCGGCGCTGACCGCGATCGCCGCACAGGTCGACGGGCCGTAACCGGTGCCGGTGCATTCCGAGCGGCTGCAGAAGCTGCTGCAGGCGCGGCAGCTCGCCGAGCTGTGCGCGAAGCTCGACATACCGCTCGGCGACGCATCGTCACCCGGACAGCTCGCCACGCTGCTCGACCCCAACAATCAGGTGCAGCGGCCGCACCTCGAAGTGATCGACGACGCGCTCACACACCTACTGGCGACACCGCAGGCGCAGCTCATGATCTGGACGCCGTCACAGGTCGGCAAGTCGACGCGCGTGTCGGTGTACTTCCCGTTCTGGTGGATGACGAAGCGGCCACGCGACCGCATCCTCAACGCCTCAGCTGAGGAACGACTCGCCCGCCGCAACGGGTCCGCGGTGCGCGCGCTGGTGCAAGAGTTCGGACCGGCGTACGGCCTGAACCTCGTCGCCGACGAAGGGTCGAAAGCTGACTGGGCGATCCGCGCCGGCGGCAGCCTGCGGTCGCGTGGTCTGCGAGGCAACTTCACCGGGCAGCCGATGGATCTCGGCATCATCGACGACCCGTTCATCTCCCGCGCACAAGCCGAGTCGTTGAATCAACGCGACTTTGTGTGGGACTGGTACAGCTCGGTGTGGTCGCAGCGTAAGTCACCGACCTACCGTGAGGTGCTGGTCATGACGCGCTGGCACGAGGACGACCTCGCCGGCCGGCTACTCGCCCGCGACGGCCGCGTCGAGGACGGCGGCAAGTGGATCGTCGTGCACCTGCCGGCGATCGCGATGCCCGAGGACCGGGTACGCGGCATCTATGCCGACCCGCTCGGCCGGGCGCCGGGCGAACCACTCACGCACCCGCTGCTCGACCCGGACGACGTCGACGGGCTGCTCGCGTGGTGGGCGCAGAAACGGGCGATGTCGACCGCGCGTGACTGGGCGGCGATGTCGCAGGGCGTGCCGTCGGACGCGACGACCGCGCTGCTATCCGAGAACGCGATCCGCACGCACACGAAACCGGCACCAGTCCGGGACGACCTGCGGCGCGTCGTCATCGGTGTCGACCCGTCCGGCGGCGAAGGAGAGAAACACGACAGCGTCGGCATCGCGGTCGCCGGCATCGACGGCAACGGCACCGCATGGGTCCTCGACGACAAGACCGACACACTCGGCCCGATGGAGTGGCCGCGACGCGTGTGCCTCGCCGCGCACCAGTACCAGGCCGGCACCATCGTCTACGAGAAGAACTACGGCGGCGGCATGACGAAGGTACTGATCCAGCAGGCGTGGGCCGACCTGCAGCGCGAGGGCGACATACCGGCGTCGGAGAACTGCCCGCACGTGTCGGGCGTATCGGCGCGCGTGTCGAAGGTGCTGCGCGCCGAACCGATCGCGCAGGCCGTGCTCACCGACCGCGTGTACTTCGCGCAGCTCGCCGACCTGACGAACCTGACGAACGAATGGCGTCTGTGGCAGCCCGGTTCGACGTGGTCGCCGGGTGCGCTCGACGCGAACGTGTACGCGCTGACCGAGGTGCTGCCGCCGGTCAATGCGCAGACCGAGGTGTCGCGTCCGACGGGCGGCCGACAGCAGGGTGCGCGTGGGTCGGGGCAGTTCGCCGGTGTGCGGCGCCGCGCGTCCTGAGACCGCTTGCGTATAGCCTCATCACGAGGCTACAGTTGCGGCATGACCGGTACCGCACACCGAGAGGGATCACCAGCCATGACCGACCACACCACCCAGCTCGCCGACCGCGTGCTCGACGAAGTGCTCGACGCCGACGAACGATCGACCATCGTCGCCCGCGTCGTCGACCCTGTGACGGGGTCGCAGCTCGTCGTGTGCCACACCGAGCACGGCGCCGAGTTCCGCATCATCAATCCCGACGGCGGCAGCTACTACATCATCAGCGACACCGCCCACGACCTGCACAACGTTGTCAGCGGCATACGCATGATCGTCGGTGACCGGTGAAAGTCGGGTCGCTGTTCAGCGGCTACGGCGGGCTTGACCTCGCCGTCGAGGCTGCGTTCGGTGCTGAACCGGCGTGGTTCGTCGAGTTCGACGACGCGCCGTCACGCATCCTCGCCCACCATTGGCCGCACGTCCCGAACTACGGCGACGTCACCGCGATCGACTGGACACAGGTTGAACCGGTCGACGTGCTCACCGGCGGGTTCCCCTGCCAAGACGTGTCGGCGGCAGGCCGACGGGCGGGCATGGCCGACGGTACCCGCAGCGGACTGTGGTCACACATGGCCGCCGCGATCGACGCACTACGACCACGGTGGGTGGTCATCGAAAACGTCCGTGGGCTGCTGTCCGCGACGGCACACCGACCGAATGGAGAAACGAGTGCGATCACCGACCGACCTTGCCTATGTGGCGGGCCTAATCGACGGCGAGGGGTGCGTGCATCTGTGCACGTCGAAGAACACCTATCGGGCGCGGGTGACGGTGGGGATGACCGAACCGGCGCTACCGCTGCTGACGCAGCTACACGACGAGTGGGGCGGATCGCTGACGCGGTCACGCCCGGCGACGGCGAGGTGGTCGGCGGCGTGGGTGTGGGTGCTGACGGGGTCCGATGCGGTCGCGATGCTGAACGAGGTGCACCCGTTCCTGCGGATGAAACAGGAGCAAGCGCGACTGGTACTCGAAGTGGAGCACGTTCGGGCGAGTCTGCCGCGCCGCCCGAACGGCAGCGGATCATGGACGGACGAGGCGCGCGAGACGTGCGCGACGATCAAGACGCGGCTACACGCGTTGAACGCGAAGGGGACACGTGCCCCGATTGCGGAGGCGATCTGAATGCCAGAACCGATCGCCCGATGGAATCCGAGCCGGATGCTGTGGGAGACCGAGACGCTTTCCCTGTTCTCCGCGCACTCGGAGCCGTACTCGGAGACCTTGCCGACCTCGGGTATGACGCGCAATGGTGCACTGTTGCCGCTGCCGAAGTCGGTGCCTGCCATCAGCGGCAGCGAGTGTTCATCCTCGCCCACCCTGCCGACGCCGCGCGCGACGGACGGGACGAAGGGAGGCCCGAATCAACGCGGCTCGTCGGGCGACCGAATGCTGCCGTCGGCGGTGTGTCACCTGGACGAGGCGTAGACCTGCTGCCGACCCCGACCGTTGGGAACGCGACGGGCACGAATGAGCGGCGCGGTGGGGCGCGCGGCGACGAGATGCTGCTGCCGGGCGTCGCTGTCGCCGCATCGACTGGCGGTCTGCTGCCGACGCCGCGCAGTCGCGACCACAAGGGCGCGACGGCGTCCCGCGCCGGCGACGGGCACGACCTGCCGTCGGCGCTGCTGCCGACGCCGGCAGCAGCCGACGGCAACGGTGGCGGGCGCATGGCGTCGGACGGGCACGCGACACCGTTGCCGGGCGCGGTCGTGCAGGTAGAGCTGTGGGGCAAGTACGCCGGCGCGATCGCCCGCGCCGAACGCGCTGCTGGCCGGCCCGCGCCGTCGCCGACCGAACCGAACCGCAACAACAAACCACGCCTCAACGCGGCGTTCGCCGAATGGATGATGATGCTGCCCGCAGGGCACGTCACCGACCCCGCGATCGGGCTGTCCCGCTCGGACCAGCTGAAAGCGATCGGCAACGGGGTGTGTCCACCGCAGGCGTACGCCGCGATCCTGCGACTGATCGAGATAGCGAGGACAGCATGAGTGGATACCGACCGAAGCCACTCCCCGGCGGCGCGCGGCCGTCGCGGATCCCGCCCGCCGGCGGTGGCGGCGTCGCCCACGAACGCGTCGTGCGGGCGCTGCGTGACACACCACCGCGCATCACCGCGGTCGTGCACGTCGGCCGCCGCGAGGTCGCCCGGTTTGGTGACCGCGGCGACCTGATCGCCGCATCGTCCCGGTTCTGGGACACGCTGCGCAGCGAGGATCCCGACACGATCGACGTGTGGCTCGCACCTGACGTCAGCGACGCGACGCGTGACCGGGTCACCGATGTGTTGCGCGACGCCGAGCAGCACGCACAACGCCGACGTGAGGCTGCGCGCGCCGAGGTGGCCGAGGTGGCCGCGGCTGCGGTGATGGACGCCGACACCGTCGCACGGTTCGACGCGCACCTGATGGGCGCCGGTGTCCTGTTCGACCCGAACGCGGCTGCCCGACGCGCACGCCGCGACCCTGTCATCCGGTGGCCGATAGCCGACCTCGTCGAGTACTTCGCGATGCCGGGCATCGTCGCGCCGCCGCTGCTGCCGGAGTGGGTGACGCTCGACCAGTTCGCCGGCAAGCTCGTCGAGCAGGCGAAGACCGAGGGCCGCGACGTGTGCGGGCTGGTGCGTGATCACCGCGGGCTGCTCGTGAAAGTGGTCGCGCACCCGGCCGGCGATTGGGACTGTGAGCGGCAACTCGCCACGGCCGACGGCGCGCCGCTCGACGATTGGGGCAGCGGCAGCGTCGAGGAACACGTCGACCCGTTCCTGCGTGCGTTCCGGGCGTACGTTGCGTTCCTGCAGCGCGTGTTCGGCGTGATCCGCGACCACCCGTACGCGACGGGTGTGCCGATCATCCTGATCGCGACCGGGCAGGTCGGCCGCTGGGTCGGCGGTATCGACTGGCCGGTGGTCATCGTGTCGACGCTGATCGTGCTCGCCGGCGTATTCGTTGTGGCGCTGAGCGTGTCGCGCCGCAACTACCGGCGTGAGATCGAGGCAGAACGGGCCGCGCTCGCCGAGCGCGCGCAGAAACAATACGAGGAATGGTTGAAAGAATGAACACGACGATGGTGACGTACGGCAGCCCGGAGATGGTCGACGTCGAAGTGACGGCGACCGTGCGGACGATCAAGACGCGCGCGCGGCCGCAGGACGAGAGCCGCATCGTCGACAGGTTTTTCGACCCTGTCGTGGTGGAGGGATTCGAGGTGAAGGTCGGAGACACCTACCGGATCAGGGTTGGCGGGCAGTTCGTGCACGAGTTCGACCACGACGTCGACGACACTGATAGTCCGTTCACGATGGCGGAGCTACCGGACGGCACCCGCCATATGTCGACGCGCGACGGGCTGTTCGCGATGGTGCAGGGCCGTGCGGGTACGCGGGTGACGCTGCGGGATCAGGCTGAGTGGTCGCGGTTCGGTTGGCATGTGGAGGGTGACCGTGTCGGCTGGGCGATTGGGTCGGGTGTGTTCGATTCCCGCAAGGTCTTGCAATAGCCTCGTGACGAGGCTACAGTCAACGACATGACCAGCACAGCACTCGCCCACCAGCTCAACGTCGACCCCACCGAATTCGACCTCGACGCCGCACTCGTCGACGTCCACAACAGCATCGGCCCGCTCGGCAAACACCACCGACTGACCGCCGATGAGATCGACATGGTGTGGGAACTAGTCGAACCGCACCGCAACTACTGACCACCCCGCGGGCCGGCCACCCGGCCGGCCCGCACCAACCAGCCGAAGGGACCAGACCCCATGAGCTTCACCGATTCCGACCTCGACCCGACCCTCGACGCCGCATACGCCGAGATCGCCGCCGAGCACGTCGTCGACGAGCACTTCGACCGCATCATGCGCAGCGTGTTCATGACCGGTCCGGGCGTGTGGATGCGCGCCGGGATCCTCGACACCGCACGCAACCACGACCTCGACCCCGCCGTGTACGCCGCCACGATCAAGCACTACGCCGAGCGTGCCCGTCAGCGCGGCGACGTCCGGCACGACTACGACCGCATCCTGCACAACCTCGCGCACACCGACCTCACGTTCGACCCCGCCGAGGTCGCGTTCGACGACGGCACCCGCGCCGTGTGGGACGAGTCGGTGCGCGGCTGGCAGTTCGTCGGCGACCCGATCGCGATCGCACGCTGACCGTCCCGGTCCGGCAGCCACCCCGCGCACCGGTGGCTGCCGGCGCCGAGTCGACCAGACCCGTTCGACTGACCGCACATCACAGAAACGAGACCAGACCATGAAGACTCGATACAAGGTGCTCGCCGGCGTCGGCGCGTTCGTCGTCACGCTCGGCATCATCGGCGCTGTCACCGACGACGGTGAGGCCACCGTGCGCGGCAACGACGTGCAGACCGCCGCGGTGCTGCCGTCGACGACCGCACCCGCCCACACGACCGTCGAGCTGGACGAACCGGCGACCATCGAGACGACCACCACGACCGAGGCGCCGACCGTCGAGACCGTGGACACGCCGTCGGTGACCGTGTCGCAGACGCAGGCACTCGAATCGGCCGAGCAGTACCTCGCCTACGTCGGTGGGTTCTCGCGCGCCGAGCTGATCGACCAGTTGGTGTACGAGGATTTCTCGCGCGCCGACGCCGAGTGGGCTGTTGACAACGTGACTGTGGATTGGTTCGAGCAGGCCGAGAAGTCGGCAGCCGACTACATCGAGTTCGTCGGCGGGTTCTCGTATCAGGAGCTGGTCGACCAGCTCGTCTACGAGCAGTTCACGCAGGAGCAGGCCGAGCACGGCGCGAAGTCCGTCGACCTCACACCCTGACCTGATACACCTCGCCGCCCCGGCATCCCCTCGCGGGATCCGGGGCGGCGTGCTGTCTGCGGGATACCCTGTCAGTCATGCCGCACATGGACCCGCTCACGCTGCTACTCACGATCATGTTCGTCTGGCGCGTCACTCGCCTGATCATCGCTGACGCGATCCTCGACCGGCCGCGCAACTGGATCGTGCTGCGGTACGGGCCTGAGCAGTGGTTTGCGTACCTGATCACGTGCGCATGGTGCGTGTCGGTGTGGGTCGCGGCAGCCGTGTTCGTCGCGTCCTACTGGTGGGCCGACACGGCGTGGTGGTTCATCATGGTTGCAACGGGCGCCGCATCGCTCGTCGCGGGTGTCGGGTCACGGTGGCTCGACCCGATCGACGACTGAGTGAGGGGCGCACATGCCGAGGTCCGATAGCCGAGCACTCGCGATCGCGCGCCGGCACACACCGACACCGCAGAGCATCATCGCGGCCGCGCGTGCAGCGGCGCCGACCGCGCAGACCATCACCACCTACGAGGTCAACCGGGACCGGCCGTCAGCGCGGCGAGAGCGGTCGGTGACCGCAGCTGTCGAGCCGCTGCACGGTTCGCAGCAAATGGCGTCCGGCCGGCCGCAGCGACGGAAGCGGCGCCGGCAGGCCGAACGCTGGCAAAACGAGGTGTGGGAGCTGCGCCGCGAATCGCCTGAGCTGCGGTTCCTCGCCGACCGTAAGGCGCGCGCTGCCGGGCAGTGCCGGCTGTACATCGGGCACATGCCGCCCGGTCATCGGGGCGAACCGATGCGTGTCACCGAGGGTGTCGCCGCGGAACTGTCCGACGTGCTGTTCGGCAATCAGCCCGACGTCGAGCAGAAGATCCGCCGGTACGCGCAGCACATCGAGTACAGCGGCGAGTCGATCCTGAACGCGCGGGACAACCCCGAACGGCCGGGTGAGCTGCTGTGGTCGGTGCACTCGTCGCGGGAGCTGATCGGCTCGCAGGCAGGGCAGTATCAGATCACCGACGGCGTGACGCCACGCAAGGTCGACGACGACGCCGAGATTCTGGCGCGATCGTGGATCCCCGACCCCGAACTGATGGCGCTCGCCGACGCGCCGGTGCGGTCACTGATCCCGGTGCTGCGCGAGCTGGTGCAGATGACGAAGTACGTCGGCGCACAGATCGACTCACGCCTCGCATCCGGTGGCGGGCTGCTGTTCGTGTCCGACGACGTCGAGATATACGACAACGAGGGCAAGAAACTCGGGTTCGCTGACGAGTTGCATTCGTACATGCTGACCGCCGTCGAGGACCGCGGGTCGTCGGAGTCGTTGGCGCCGATCGTGGCGCGCGTGCCGTTCAAAGAGAACCGGCCGCTGTCCGAGGTCGCGCACCTCATGACGTTCGGCGAAGCTCTCGACGCGCACATGCACGAGCGTCGCGCCGAGGCGATCCAACGTATCGCGCTCGGCATGGACTCTGACCCTATGGTGCTCAACGGTGGCGGGTCGGCGAATCACTGGTCGATGTGGGCTGTCGACGAGGGTGAGCAGAAGTTCGGTGTCGCGCCGGTTGTGACGTCGATGTGTCACACCCTGTCGAATGAGCTGGTGCAGCCGCTGCTCGCGGCGAAGAACATCGACAACGCGCACGAGTTCGTCGCGTGGTTCAACGACGACGAGCTGAAACTGCGGCCGGACCGGTCGAAGGATGCGCAGCTGCTGCACGAGCGCGGGATCCTGTCCGACGAGGTCGCGCTCGCCGAGTCCGGGTTCGACAAGAAGGACATGCCGTCGCAGGGCGAGATTACGGCGCGCTGGCTGCGTGAAAACGCAATTGCGCTGATGGGTATGAATCCGGCGGTCATGGGTCCGATCCTCGAAGGTATGGGCGTGAAACTGCCGGCGGCACCGGCCGCGCCGATCGAGGTGAAGGGACCGGCCGCGCCGCCGGCAGTGTCTGCGCCGGCACCGGACAACTCGCCACCCGACACACTCGACGACCCGCCACCAGCCGCGCAGATCACCCCGGAGGGATCATGACGACCGGACAGCAGCAGCGCGACAGCCTCGACGCGATCGAGGCGGTGTGCATGTTCGCCGTCGTGCGGGCGCTGCAGTTCGCCTCGATGCGGTCGAAGGCGTCGGGCCGCAACTCGGGACCGCGGTACGGCGTCCCGCAGCACCTCGTGCACACGCGCGTCGACCTGCTGTCCGCTGGCGACGACTGGCCGGTGCTGCTGCGCGGTGCGTGGGACACGCTGCCGGCGGTGCTGCACGGCAACACCGACCCGTACGCCGACGTGTGTGAGCGGTATGTGCAGCACCTCGTCGTCGAGCAACGCATTCCCGACCGCAAGGCGTTGCGTCGGCGTCTGATCGAATCGGGTGCGGTGTGAATCCCGCCGAGCACGACATGCCGACCGACGCGCTCATCGTGCGTCGAACCGAGGTCGTCGTGTTCCTCAACGAGGACGGCGACCCGGAACTGTCGGTCGTCGCTGACGACGGCGCCAACAGCGACGCGCGGACCGACGTACTCGCCCACGTGGGCGACCTGACCGTCGCGCAGTTCGAGCTGTGGCGCGAGCGGTAGCGCGTCGCCGCGCTGAACATCAGCAGCTGCTGCGCCGCGCCGAACGCGGTATCGACGCCGCAGTGCTCGCCGCGATCGACGCGTGGCTGACCGCCGTCCGGTTCGCGCTCGTCGACGAGCTGGTGCCGCGTCGCATCGTCGCTGACGCCGAGTACGCCGTCGACGCCGCAGTTCAGCGCACGTGGGGCGTGTGGCAGAACCAACTCGAAAATCAGGTGCTGCCGACCGTGTCCGTCGCGTTCGGCGACGCATTCCAACAGGTGCGGCGCGCCGACCCGCAGGGCGCGTTCGCCCACCAACAGCAATACCTCGCCGAGGTGTCTGACCGGCTGCGTATCTGGCCGGCCGGCGCGTTCGAGGACATCCGCCCGGAACTACTCGAATCACTGTCCGATGCGGTGACCATCGACGAGATGACCGAGCGCGTCGGGCGGGTGCTGAACATCGACGCGAAGTCGCGGAAGCTGCGCGCACAGATCAACGACGTCGAGGCGCAGCTCGCCGACCCCGATCTCGACCCCGCGGATCGGCCGGCGCTCACGCAGTGGCGGCGTGACCTGTGGGAGCAGCACGACGAATCGTTGAACGAGTGGCAGTGGAAGGCGCGCAGGATCGCGCGGACGGAGTCGCACGGCGCGGTGTCGGCGGGGCAGCTCGCCGCGGCGCGTGTCGTCGAGCAGCAGACCGGGCTGCGCATGTGGAAACGGTGGCTGTCGACCGAGGATCAACGCACCCGCGCATCACATCGGGTGGCGGACGGGCAGACGTGCCCGCTCGACGAACCGTTCCGTGTCGGCGGGTTCCTGCTCGAACACCCCGCCGACTCGATCTCGGTCGCGCCGCACGAAGTGATCAACTGCAGATGTACATGTCTGATCTATGACGACGACGAGCTGCAGGACGAGTTCGACGACCAGGGCGGTAAAGGGCCGGTGGAGCCGGGCGCGGTGCGTATCGGGCCGGACGACCCGGACGTCGCCGATGCCGCGATCCTGCAGGTCGCCGAACGCGAGGACCGGGCGACACCGCAGGTCGGGCAGCGCGGCGAGGATTACGGGCAGCAGCTGCCGGCGCAGCCGCTCGACGTCGAGCTGACCGACGAACGCACGCCGATACCGGTGCCGGACCTCGAAACGGCGTCCGATCAGCGGCTCGCCGACTACCTGATCCGCACCGACGAACGTGACGGCGACCCGACGCTGCGTGACGAGGTCGACGCCGAACTGTCACGCCGGCGCGAGGCTGAGGCGTTTGAGGTGCAGTTCGGGCAACCGGAGTACGCCGACGACGTCATCGAAGTCGACGATGACGATGCGTGGCTCGACGACCCAAGATTCAGGGATCCCGGCGACGACGGCACTTATGAGTCGACAGACGTAGAACCGGATCCGGACTACGACCCCGACCTGTCGTTCGACGATTGGGCGGCCGAGCCGGACGAGGCGCGGCTACCCGACGACGCTGTGCCGGCCGACCCGCCGCTGATCCCCGAACCGCTCGACTTCGACGAGGGTGACGAGGAATGGGTCGCGCTCAACGATGAGTGGGAATGGGTCCGCGGCGCGCTGCACGAGACCATCGCCGAGGGCAGCACAGACTACGACCTGCAGGAACTGATCGAATACGTCGCGACGCTCGAATCGGCGCGCGCTGACCTGATCGCGAAGGCGGCGACCGTCCCCGACGTCGACCCGATCGCCGCCGAACGCGCCGAGTACGTCGAGCTGTGGGGCGAAGCTGCTGCGGTCGCCGAGTTCGACCCGCTGCACGCGCCGCGCGAAGAGACCAGCGAGGACCGGCGCCGGCGGGCACTCATGGAGCAGGCCGACCAGCTCGCCGAGGACCGCGGCATCTCATATGAGCAGGCGCTCGCCGAGATTCAGGGACTCGACCCCGACCAGGTGCGGCGCCGCGAGTTCGTCGCCGAGGGCAAGCGGCAGGGTCTGGTGTCGACGAGCTACGCGTCGATGCTCGACGAGCTGCACAACAATCTGTCGTTCGACTGGCTACTCATGTGCGAGGACGCGACGAACGGGCAGACGTTGAAACCGCGGTCGCGTGACCTCGGGCAGTTCGCCGCGGACATGCTGTGGAAGGTCAACGACAACACCGCGCGCAAGCACATGTCGGACGAGGCTGCGCTGTGGTTCGACCAGAACGGCCGAATCACGAAGGCCGATCTCGGCGCGATGATCGAGGACGGTCGGTGGGCGTTCGACGCGCAGGCGGTGCTCGACCTGTATGCGACGTGGCCGGGCCGCCGTCTCGGTGGAGACTATCTGGCATGAGCGCACACGACCGCACCGCAGAGCAGCCGCTGCCGACGCACGAGGCGACACAGCAGGCGTACCGGGAAGGGATGCAGGCGCGGCCGGGTGCGGCCAACCCGTACGCGGGTGTGCGTGTGCTCGCGTCGGTGTGGGCGGCCGGGCGTGATTGGGCGAAGCGGCGCGCGTTCGCCGAGCTGCAACGCCGCGAATCGGAACGCCGCCGCGCACAGTAGGCCGAGACGTCGTGCCCGGTCGGTCATACTCAGGTGAGGCCACCACACGACGAGCAGAGGATCGGGCACGTGTCCAAGCACATCGGCGCCGCATTGAACGCGGCGAACATCGTTTACGACCGCGACGACTTCGCTGACCCGAAACTCGACCGGCTGACCCCGATCCAGGTGACGAAAGACGGTCGCGTGTTCGGGCACCTCGCCGGGTGGAAGTCCGAGCACATCGGCCGTCCGGGTGTGAAACCGCCGCGCGGCACCGACTACCGCTACTTCCATCAGGGTCTGGTGCCGACACCTGACGGCGACCTCGCGGTCGGGCACCTGACGCTCGGCACCGGGCATGCCGGCGCCGGGAACATCAACGCGGCCGCCGAGCACTACGACAACACCGGCGCGCAGGTCGCCGCGGTGCGGGTCGGCGAGGACGCGCACGGCATTTGGTTCGCTGGCCGCACGCACCCGACGACCGACGACCTGCAGCGGCAGACGCTGCGCCGCTCGTCGCTGTCGGGTGACTGGCGCAAGGTGAACGGCCAGTACGAACTGGTCGCGGCGCTCGCGGTCAACGTGCCCGGTTTCCCGATCCCGCGGACTGAATCGCTCGTCGCGTCCGGGGACGACACGATGCTCGTCGCCGCCGGCATGGTCCGTAACGGGCCGATCACATTCGAGGAAGTGCAGGCGATGGTGACCGCCGCCGGTATCGACGCGCAGGCACGCGTGAACCGGGCGATCGCGCGTGAGCGGCTGCGGCAGCGGGCACTGCCGGTGCTCGACGAGATCGTGGCGTCGGCGCGGGTGCAGAAGCGACGCGACCTGACGGCGTCGGCGCACCGCATCCGCCGGCAGCAGGCGTCCGACCGGTATCTGTCGATTCTGGCCGCTGGTGTCGACATGTCGGGGCGGATGCCGCCGGAGCTGCACCGGTACTGGACGAAGGGTCCGGGGTTGGCGCGGTGGGCGTCGACGGGCACGCCGTACCGGTCGCTGGTGTCTGCGCTCGAATCCGAGATCGCCGACATGTCGCCGGAGCACATCAAGGGACTCGCCGCGAACCTGTATCACGACGTGTTCAAGCAGTGGCCGGGCGGCAAGTCGAAGGGTGGCGGCGCGATCGCGGCGTCGGCGGCGCCGCTGCCGGCCGAGCGGGCGCAGGTGTGGCTCGACGACCCGCAGGTGCAGGCGCTGCTCGCGGCGCTGCCGGTGCCCGGCGCCGACCCGGAAGTGGTGGCCGAGCCGGTGCCGGAGGTCGTCGAGGCCGAGCCGCGTACCGACGGCATGATCGCGCTCATGCCCGCCGAGTCTGACCTCGGCGTGATGCTGTTCGAGGGCATCGGCGAAACGGATCCGCATCTGACCGTGATCTATCTGCCCGACGGCGGCACCCTCGACGAGGTCGGCCGCAACTCGATCTTGTCGACCGTGACGCGACTCGCCGAGACCCGGCAGCCGATCATCGGTGAGCTGTTCGCGCGCGCCGAGTTCAACGCGTCCGACGACACGAAGGAGCAGTGCGCGGTATGGCTGGTCAACGGCGTCGACGTCGGCCGGCTGCACGACGACCTGCGGGCCGCGCTCGGCGACCGGGTACCGCCGTCGGAGTACGGGGCGTTCGTCCCGCACATCACCGCCGGCTACAACATGGCCGCCGACCGGCTGCCCGTCGGCGGGTCGGTGCAGTTCGACCGGGTGCGGGTGTCGTTCGCCGGCGAGAACGTCGACATTCCGCTCGGCACCCCGGCCGCCGACGAGCCGCTGCTCGGCGAGGTACGCGACGATGTGCCGGAGTTCGGCGGCCCCGACGACGCTGTCGCCGCGGCCGGCGACAAGCGGAAGGTGAAGACGCAGGCCGGTGCCGACAAGTTCGGCGTGTCCATCGGCGACGTCATCGGCAAGGGCATCGACGACGCCGTCGACAACGCGAACGGCGCAGTCGACCGGGCGCAGGCCGACGCCGCGAACCTCGGCAAGTCGGTCGCCGAGGCACTGTTCGGGAAGCGACCCGAACCGAAGGACGCACCACCTGCGGCCGACCCGGCACCAGCCGCACCGCCGGCACCGGAGCCGAAACGCGCCGCACCGGAAGCGGCGCCGGCGCAGATCGTCGAGGCACCGACACCGTCGCGGCCGCGTATCGAGGATGCCCGCACCTACGACGAGACCGACGCCGAACCGATCGAGAACCACGCCGGCGAACCGGAGACGTCGACGCCGTCCGATGTCGACGTGCGCGTGACGTCGGACGTGCAGCCACGCATGGACGTCGGCGCGGGCACCGATCACCCGATGGCCGAGGATGAGGCGCCGATGACCGGCGCGGAGGGCGGCGAGCTTGTCGAGTTCGGTGACGGCGTCGCCACCTACAGCGACGGCACGCAGACCGACGGCACGGTGTGGACTCGGTCGCCGGTGCTGCCCGGCATGGGATACGACGGCGTCACGCTGCTCGAAGATCAAGCACCGTTGAAGGGCGCCGAGGGTGGCGACCTCGTCGAGTTCGACGGCGACCGTGGTGTCGCGGTCTACTCCGACGGCACCGAGACTGACGGCAAACAGTGGACGCGTACCGGGCAGGCGCCGCCGGTGACGGCGTCGGGTTTGTCTGTGTGGCAGGTGATCACCGCGGCGGGCCGGGTGCGGTGACATGGGCTGGCTGCTGTTCGGCGCCGTGTTCATCCCGGTTCGGATCGCGAAGATCATCGAGGATGCGCTGTCGCCGCGCCGGCGGCGTGAACTGATCCAGCAGCAGACACGCGACGAGGTCGCCGCGGCCGCCGAGCGGTCAGAACAGTATCGGAGGACACGGTATGGGTTGTAGATTGCACCGCATGGCAGCTACTCCCCCGATCGAACGGTTCATGCGGCACGTGGACAAGTCCGGCGAGTGTTGGATATGGACGGGCGCGACGGCAGGGTCAACGCGCCGGTACGGCTATTTCCGTGCGACGACGGATCAGAACGACCCGAAGGTCTATGCGCACCGCTGGATCTACGAGCAAACAATCGGGCCGATCCCCGCCGGCTACGACATCGACCACGTGCAGGACCGCGGGTGCACGTCGCCGCTGTGCGTGAATCCGGCACACCTCGAAGCAGTCCCTCACGCCGAAAACATGCGGCGCGCACGGCTCACTGTGTGCCGGTCCGGCCGCCACGATCTGACTACCGACGACGCTGTCGTGTGGGACAAACTCGGCCGCCGCCGCGGATGCAAGGTGTGCCAACGCGAAAGGGGGCGAGTCCGATCGGATGCAATTGCAGGCGTCGGGAGATAGTCGTGTTCGAGGTGACGAAACGCGACAAGACGGTTCAGCGGTTCCTGACCGAGGCCGAGGCGAAAGAGAACACCGACGTCGCAGCCGGTGATGTGTGGCGCAAGGTTACGCGCTGACCTGTACGGGCTGCGCTACCCTACTTGTCAGGTGGGTTTGCATCGCTGGCTAGGGGCCGGAGTACCCAACGGGATACGGCACTCTAATCACGGAAGGTGATCCCCAGCGATGAAGGTAACTCTCGAATCCCTGATCGAGGCAGCGCAGGCGACCGACGCCAACGGCAACACTCTGTCGGCAGCTGACCGGCAGTCGAAGATCAGCGAGCTACTGCAGGACGCCGACCGCGGCGACGTCGACGCAATTCTGAACGAGTCGATCGAGAAGTACCGCGACCTCGACGCGACCGACCCGCAGGACGACGCCGAGCTGTTCGGTCTCGAACTGCTCGTCGACACCATGACCGCGGCGCGCGGCATGCAGACCAAGTTCGCCGAGGCTGATGCCGCGAAGCAGCAGCAGCGCGCCGAGCTGGCTGCCCGCGTCAATGAGCTGACCGCCGAGTCCGAGCCGGCCGGCGAGAACGGCGAGCAGACCACCGGCGAAGAAACCACCGGTGACCCCACCGTCACCGAGGGTGAGACCACCGAGGGTGGCGACCCGACCACCACCGAACAGGATCCCGACAACGGCGGCAGCGACCAGTCGGCAGAGACCACCGAAGGGGCCGAAATGGTCGCAGCATCGGGCAAGCGTTCCCATTTCAGCGTCGGTGCCGTCGCCGCACGCAAGACGACCGGCGACGTCCGGTCGCCCGACAACCCTGCCGAGCAGGCACCGACCGGTGTCGTCATCACCGCATCGTCGGGTGTGCGCGGCCACAACACCGGGCAGCAGCTCGACGGCATCCCGGCGCTCGCGCGTGCCGCTGCCGCGTCGGTGCGCGGTCTGCCCACCAAGGGCGTTCGGGCGATGGCGAAGGCCGACATCGCGTCGCTCGCGATCCAGTTCCCCGACGAGCTGGTCGCGTCCGCTGACCGGGACCTCGCGCCGATCCTGCGGAACGCCGTCGACGAGTCGCGGCTGCCCGGTGCGTCGATCACCGCGTCGGGTGGCTGGTGTGCCCCGTCGGAGACGCTGTACGAGATCCCCGGCAGTCTGACCGACGCCAACGCTGGTCTGGTCAACCTGCCGGAGGTGCAGGTGCATCGCGGTGGTCTGCGGTTCCGCCGGCAGATCGACTTCGGCACCATCTATGCCGGCGGCATGGCAGGTCGGGTGATGACCGAAGCGATGTCGGAGTCGGAAGATCCCGCCGACTACACCAAGGCGTTCTACCGGGTCGATTGCCCCGATTTCGTCGAGGAACGAGCCGACGCCGTGTACACCGGCGCGTCGGCCGGCATCCTGCAGAACCACGCGTACCCCGAGGAAGTCGAGGCGCAGATCGCCGAGCTGATCGCGGCGCACTCGCACCGCATCAACGAGATCACCCTCGAACGCATGGAAGCGATCTTCGCTGGCGTCGGACACAATCAGGTGAACTTCACCAGCACGTTCGGGCCGTCGACCGTCGGCGCGTCGCTGAACGCGATCGAGTGGGTCATCACCAACGAGCGCACCCGGCTGCGCGCGTCGGAGTCGCTGCGGTTCAAGGTCGCGATCCCGCAGTGGTACAAGACCGTGTTCCGCGCCGACTACGCGAACCGCACCGGCGTCGACGACGCGCTGAGCGTGTCCGACGGGCAGATCGAGCAGTGGTTCAACCAGCGCGGCGCGTCGGTCGACTGGTCGTACGACTGGCAGGATGCGCTGTCGCTCGGCTCGGCCGGTGTCGGTGGCGCCACCACCGCCAACCAGCTGCCCACCAGCGTCAAGGTGATGGTGTGGCCGGAGGGCACGATTGTTCGTGGCCGCGGCGACATCATCAACATGGAGGCGATCTACGACTCCGCGGGACTCGAAACGAACGACTTCCTGCGGCTGTTCATGGAAGAGCAGCTTGTCGTTCTGTGGCGCGCGTACCGCGGGTCGCTGCTCACGCTGCCGCTGTCGGCGTCGGGTGCGACGGGCGCGGCACGTGACCTCGACGGCAACGGAAAGATCATGGTCGCGGCACCGTGATCGGCTGACAACAGAACATCGAACACCGAGTTAGGGCACTCGTGCGACCCGCAGTCGTGCGGGTGCCCTACTCGCATTTTCAGGAGAGGACCGGCCGATGCCGACCATGCTAGGACCGAATGCGCGGCTGTTCGTCGAGACGCAGCGGCGACTGACCCCACCGAAGTACGGGCTGTTCTCGGCGTCGAGTCTCGTCGAGGGCGAAGACCACGTGTACGCCGGCGGCGTCGAGTATTTCCTGCCGATCGACCCGACCGCTGTCGGGCACACCGCGATCGAATGTCTCGGGCAGGGCGAGGACATGGGCCGCACCATTCCGAAGGGTATGCCCGCCGGTGTCGGTGACCCGTTCGAGGTGTACGCCGGCGCTACGTGCGACATGACCGGCACCAGCGAAGGTGAGATTCGTCAGCGCGCGATCGACACGCTGCAGGCCGGCGAGATGCAGGCCGTCGAGCGGCGGCTGTGGTCCGAAGAGAATCCGGCGATCATGGCCGGCGCCGACACCGAGGTCGTTGTGTCGACGGCTGCGTCGCTGGCGCTGGCTGTCGGCCGGCTCGAACATTGGCTGTACACCGACTATGCGTCGGCTGGTGTCATCCATCTGCCGCGGTTCCTCGGTGCGCTCGCCGACAGCCTCGACCTCGTGCAGGCCGACGGGGCGCTGCTGCGTACGAAGCTCGGCACGCCGGTCGTGTTCGGCGACTACCCGAACACCGGCCCGGACGGCACCGCGCCGACCGCGGGTTCGGTGTGGATCGCGGCGACCGGCGATGTGCTGGTGCGCCGGACGTCGGTCGATGCGCTGACCGACAAGTCGCAGTCGTGGTTCGACCCGGCGACGAACAACGTGAGCGGCATCGTGGTTCGCGACTATCTGGTGACGTTCGACGAGGTGGCCGGCGCCGCGCTGGTCGACCTGCCCTGATTGGAAGGATTGAGGCTATGCCCACGGTGATTGTGAAAGACGGCGACGACGTCGCGGAGGTGGCGGCCGCGTTGCTGCGGGCTGCGGCGCCGGACAAGTGGCGGGTGCGCAAGGTGACGTCGGGGCGTCGGCCGGCGTTCGACGTCCCGGACGACGTGTACGCCAAGTTCGCCGGCGAGCACGACGACGGGGACGGCGCCGAGGGTGACTCGGACGCACCACCGCCGGAGCAGCCGACGGACCACACCGGCACGCCTGCTGACGGCGTGGGCGACGACCCGCTGCCGACGGGCGACTTCGCACCGGCCGACGAGCCGACGGCGCCGCTGGTGTCCGGCGAACCGGTCATCGAGACTGGCGACGACGAGCAGCCGGCCGGCCCGGACTGGGCGTCGCTCGGCGAGGCACCCGACCGCAACGACCGTACCGACGATTGGCGCGAGTTCCTGCGGCCGGTGCTCGGCGACGACGTCGACACTCTGAACCGTACGGCGCTGATCGAGGCGTACGACGGTCGCGACGCGTAACCACGCGACGCACCTGCGGCGGGATACACTCGTCGCAGCAGATCATTGCTGCTGGCTAGGGGCCGGGCGGTTAGAACAGCACACCCCAAGAGAGGCAGCAGCTAATGGCAAACGTGCACTGGGCATCCGTCCGGGCGAAGATCATGCGTCTGACCCGACTCGACGAGTGCGGCGCACCCGTCACCGGCCCGAAGTCGACCCTTGTCACCGACGGTCTGATTTCGATCGACGTGTCGGCCGAGTACGAGGACGGCACGGAGAACGCGCCGAAGAACGGTAACGACAAGTTCTGTTTCATCGAGGTCATGCCGGACGAGTTCAAGTACTTCACGCTCGGCATCGCGTTCTGTGGTGTGGACCCGGAGGCGTGGGAGATCATCACCGGCAACCCGATCTACGAGGATGCTGCCGGCAACGCCGTCGGTATCAAGTTCGGTCGGTACTCGGAAGAGATCGAAACGGCGTTCGCGCTCGAAGTGTGGTCGGACGTGCCGGGCACGGCGTGTGGTGTGGGCGGCAAGCGGTACGGATATCACCTGTGGCCGTACATCGGTTCGGGTCGTCTCGATGAGCTGACGCTGAACAACGAGACCGCCGAGTTCACCCTCGGCAACGCGAAGACGAAGGACGGCAATCAGTGGGAGTCCGGCGAGTATGACGTCGTGCTCGACAACGCTGCGACGCCGGCACCGGGACCGCTGAACGATCCGCTGACGCCGGAGGATCACTACCTGCCGATCACTACGCAGGTTGCGCCGCCCACCGCCACGGCGGGGGCAGTGGCGTACCCCCCGGTGTGACGCCGGCGCCGATCAGTGAGGATCTGGTCGTCGGCAGCGGGTTCGTAATCGAGTGAGACGCGCGGCGAGGATGCCACCTCGCCGCGCGTTTCGCGTCTCTGCACCATCAACGGGAAGGGCGGCGTCATGCCGTACACACGACCGAACATCGTCAGCGGCGTCACGCGGGCGACAAAAGCATTCTTCGACAACCTGCTCGACGGCATCGACGAGAACCGTCGGCGCGCGGCACCGCGGCCAATCCTGATCGCGACCCGACTACGGACGGGCAACCTGCGGCAGGCGACCAGCGCGGCACAGTCGCTATCCGCGGGCACCAGCACACTGCACACAACGCGTGTACGGCACATCGCGACGACCGCGGCGCACTCGGTGCAGATCGCCTACGGCGACACGGTGATGGGTGAGCCGGGACCGAATCCGATCACCGTGAAGGCAGCTCTCGAATACGCTGCCGGCGCGATCGTTCCCGCATTCTTCCACGGCGGCCGCACCGTAACGGTGCAGCCGAGCGGTCTGGTGCTCACCGACCCGATGCCAGTCGAGTCGGTGCCGGGTGTGCTGATCCGGTCACGGCAGATGGTGCAGGTCTCGACGCTCGGCGAGAAATGGCCGGTGTCTGCCGTGCTGAACACATCGGTCGGCGATGGTGGCGCGTCGACGGACACCGTCGACGGCGGGAACATGCCCGACAACAACGGCGCCGCAGTGTTCGCACCGACGGCGCTCATCGGCATCCCCTACGACCCGAACGCGGTCGCGCTGTTCGCACCCGGCGATTCGATCATCCAAGGCGTCGGCGACTCGGGTGCCGAGCCGACCACCGACGGCGGGTGGGTCGCGCGAGCACTGAACGGGCAGATCCCGTTCGTCAACGTCGGCCGGGCGAGCGAGACCGCCGACCAGTTCGTGCCCGGCAACACGCGCCGTCTGGGGCGAATGCAGCTCGCCGACTACTGCACGCACGCGCTCGTCGGATACGGCATCAACGATGTGAAGGGCGACGCGACGGTAGCGCAGATACAGGCACGACTCACCGCGCGGTGGACCGAGCTAGCGGCGCGTGGGCTCAAAGTGCTGCAGCCGACGCTGACCCCGGTCACTACGGGCACGTTCGCGACACCTGAGGGGCAGGTCAAACAGTCGGCGTCGCGCGAGGCTGTCCGTATCGCTGTGAACGACTGGATCAGGACGACGCCGGCGCCGCTGACGGACTACGTCGAGATCGCCGATGCTGTCGAGACGGCGCGAAACTCTGGTATCTGGAAGAACAACTACACCGGTGACGGCACGCATCCCAGCCCGGAGGGCGCCGCCGCGGCCGCAGCGGGATCGAACCTGATCGCGAAGCTGACCGTGTAGCCTGGCTGGTGCGCGAGTTGTCATCGAAGGTTCGCTGCAGGGGCGTTGAGAGGGTCGCAGCTTTCACCCCCAGGAAAACGCCGTTTCACCGGTCGGCTGCCGGTGGGGCGGCGTTTTTCCGTGAGACCATCGACGCATGGATGACATCGACTGGCCGATCGACATACCCGACGACAGCGCGGCCGTGTGGGCTGCAGCGTCGGCCGAGGCGCGCGAGCAGGCGTCAGCGTGGGCGATCAGTGTGCTGTGGGCGCTGTCCGGGCGCACGTTCGGCACCGTCACCGAGCACGTGCGGCCGACACCTCAGCCACGCGTCACCGGCTCGACCTATGCCGGGACGCTGTCGTCGACGTATCCCGGTCGCCGCGTCGCACCACCGCTGACGACCGGCTACGACCCCGGCGCCGGCCGCGGCTGCCGTGTCGCCGGCGTCAGGTTGTATCTGCCCGGCCCGATCGCCGACGTCACCGCGATCGGCATCGACGGCGTGACGCTCACCCCGGACGCATACCGGGTCATCGACGGGCAGTACGTGCGGCGCGTCGACGGCAACCATTGGCCGCTGCGGCAGGATCTCGACGCCGACGACAACGAGGCCGGCGCGTGGTTCGTGACCTATCGGCGGGGCGTGCCGGCACCGACAGCGGCGCGGCTCGCGGCGGGTGTCATGGCCGTCGAGTATCTGAACGACCGCGCCGGCCGCGAGTGCCGACTACCTCGCGGCGTGACGAGCGCATCCCGGCAAGGGCTGTCGATCGAGGTCGACTCGCGAGCCTACTTCACCGAGGGCATGACCGGCATCGACGAAGTCGACCAGTGGCTGCTGACGGTCAATCCGCACGGCATCGCGCGGCCGGCACAGCTCGTCGGGACGAGACCGTACACCGACGTCGTGGAGCGTCGGCCATGATGGGCTGCTCGCCGTACGCGTTGGCGCGGCTGCTCGTCGAGCGCGCCGAGCACGAACTGCAGACCGCGCGCGCCGGCGTCCCGAAGCGGGTGGCGGTCATGTCGGACAAGCCGCCGGGTGAGTTCTGCGCGCAGCTGTGGGCGTGCGTCGTGTCCTACGCGCCGAGGCCGCAGAAGTCGGCGCCGACGCTGCGGACGTGCGCGGCGACGGAGTGGCGTGTGAACCTCACGATCGGTGTGTACCGCTGCGATCCGTCGATCAACCGGTCGCACCCGGAGCAGGCACCCGACCCGGTGCTGCTCGACTCGGCGGCGCGGGACATGCTCGACGACGCCGAGGCGCTGCGGCGGGCGATCATGGAGGCGAACTGGTCGGTCGTCGACGTCGCCCCGGATCAGGTGCAGGTGGGTGCGATGCGTGTTGTGCAGCGGTCGGGTGGCGCGTTCGGCGTCGAGCACGACGTCATCGTCGATACTGAACTTGGGCGGTTCACCGATCAGGCGGTGCCGATGCTGCCGGCCGACCCGCGGAAGGATGCACCATGAGCGAGGACATCGAGAACGTGACGATCAAGGCGGCGCAGACGTTCGGCGGTCTGCGGGTCGGCGAGGTCGTCACCGTCGGCCGCACCAGCTACGTCGAGGGTCTGATCCAGCGGCAGCGGGTGACGGTCGTCGACGACGTCGAGGGCGAGCAGCTGACGCAGCCGGCGACCGCCGACGACCGTCCGGGCGAACCGGTGATCGGCGAGTCGTTCATCATCAACGACCCGGCGGCGGCGGGGCCGCCGAAGCGCAACGCCGAGACGACCGAGTGGGCCGAGTACATGGCTGCCCGGTTCCCCGGCTACGACCCGACCGACAAGACGCGCACCGAACTGCAGACCGACTACGACGAGCGGGTGCCGGACGAGGGCGGCGCGGCCGGCGATGACGGTTCGACTGAATAACGCCGTCATCGCTGCCGAGAAGTCGCGTCTCGGCAACGAGTGGGGGCGGCGGGTCGGCCGGCGCGTGCAGAACGCTGCGCGCCGGCGGGCACCGGTCGACGAGGGCACGCTACGCAACTCGATTGAGTACGTCGTCGATGTGCGCGGCGACCGCACGCACATCGTGATCGGGTCGCCGCTGCCCTACGCGCGATACATCCACGAAGGCACCGGCATCTATGGGCCGAAGGGCACACCGATCGTGCCAGTCACGCGGCAGGCGTTGAAGTTTCAGGTCAAAGGGTCGTCGGGGCGGCGTCGCGGCGGCGACGCGCGGTGGGTGTTTGCGAAGTCCGTGAAGGGTATCCGGCCGAATCCGTTCCTGATCGACGCGCTGACAGACGTCATGGGTTCGCTCACTCGGCGGTTACGCTGAGCAGTGCCACCCGTACCCGACTGCTAGGAGCAGCACACAATGGCGACTAAGACCAAGGCACCCGCAGCGAACGCGTCGGTTCACACCTGGCGCAAGTTCATCGCCGAGGCATACCCCGACGTCCCCGACGAGGACATCGAGCAGATGAGCCGCCCGGACATGCGGGACCTGCACAAGCTGCGCACCGAGTCGGCGACGGCGACGTCGGTCGACGAACACAGCGAGTTCGAGGCGCCGAGCCTCGACGAGGTGCCCGAGGAACTGCGTTTCTCGACCGACACCGGCGAGGACCGCGAGGTCGAACGCATGCCGTTCGCGATGGACGGGATCCCGTTCTGGCTGTACCGGCCGTCCGACGCCGCGATGACGCTGTACATGAACCAGCTGCTGTCGGACGACCCGCGGCTACGTACGAACGCGATGACCACGCTGGTGCAGCAGTCGGTCGACCCGGCCGCGCTCATGTACCTACAGGAACGCATCACCGACCGGGCGAACAACTTCGACGACGGCCTGTACGGCAACGTCGTCGCCGCCGTGCTGCAGCGGTGGGGCGACGAGACCGCGGCCACCCGGTTCAAGCAGGCGCAGGAAGGCGAGGCGAAGAACCGTCAGCAGCGGCGCGCTGCTGCCCGGTCGAAGCGTAAGTAGGTCCGGCGGTGGCTCTCGGGCCGCCGTGGGGCGAGGTGCCGTCGGGTTTCATGCTCGACGGCACGTTCATATCCACGTCGATTCCCGACACACGCAAGCTGGTGCCGGCGCTGCTCGTCGACGACTCGACGAACACCGCCGGCCTGTACCTCGTCGGCACGTTCTGCACCACCGAGGCGTGGGGCAAGCTGCTCGCCGCGATCGTGGCGCCGTCGTCGCCGGTCGACCTCGACACGCTGCAGATCATGGCCGACCGCATCGTCGAGACGCACCTCGGGATCGCGCGGTGGACCGTCGAGCGGCTGTGGCAGCAGGCGGCGGGGGCGTGGATGCTCGTCGACGGCGAGTTCACGATGCGCGGTATCGACCTATTCGAGCTGCCGGCGCAGCGGGCGACGAACGCCGTGTACGCGCTGCTGCGGAACTGGCGGTCGCGGGGCAAAGAAGATGAGCTGCGGGCGTGGCAGCGCAAGCTCGAACAGCCACCGTTGCGGGAGATCCAGCGGTGGAAACGTGAGGACGTGCCCGTCGAGTCAACGCCGATGGATGACATCGCGCAGCGCATGGCCGACTTGAAAGCCGGCCGGATCGGCTCGCGGTCGCAGGCTGCGAGCTGAGCAGACGATACCCTGAGACTCGACACCAACCCGACCGCACTCGGGCGACGTCGCCGGCGAGCCGCCGGCGCACAACCGATGTGAGGCGGGCAGCGTGACAGCAGGCGGCGGGCAGTGGGCCGAGGCCGAGGTTGGCGTAACCCTCAACTGGGACAACGTCGAGGGTGAGCTGCGGCAACGCCTCGAACAGGCGTCGGCGAAAGCTGCTCAGGCTGTCCGTAAGAACTGGGCGAAACTGTACATCGCGACGCGCAACGCGTTCGACCGCATGGCTACGGCGTTCGCCCGGTCGATGCAGGAGATCGAGACGCGCGCTCAGCGGGCCGCGCAGAACATCAACCGGTCACTCGCCTCGATCCGCACTCCACGGATCACGCTGCGCATCGACTACACCGACGCGCTGCGGGACGCGAAAGCTGCGCACCGTGCGATGCAGGCGTGGCTCAACGCGAATCCGCTGATCGTTCGGCTGTCGGTGCAGCCGGACATGTCGCAGCTGCGGGGCGTGCACATACAGATGCAGTCGTGGCTGCTGCGCAACCCGTTGCACCTGAATCTCGGCATGCGTGGCGGCGTGAACGTCGGGAAGATCGGTAAGTCGATCCTCGGGCTGGGTAGCACGCTGGCGAAGTTCACCGCGATCGCGGGTGCGGCGACCGTCGCTATCGGCGGGATGCTGCCGGCGCTCGCCGCGCTCGGTGTCGCGCTCGGCGGCGCGCTGTTCGGTACCGCGATCGCCGGCGCCGGTGCGTTCGCCGCCGGTCTGACCGCGATCGCCGGTGTCGTCGCCACGTTGAAAACGGCGACACTCGGTGTGGGCGAGGCGATCAAAAACGCGTTCGACCCGGCGAACGCCGAGAAATTCGCCGAGGCAATGGCGAAGCTGTCGCCGGAGGCCAAGTCGTTCGTGCTCGCCTTCCAGCAGCTCGGCAAACAGTTCAAAGAGATTGTGCAGCAACCGGTTCAAGACGCATTCTTTGCCGGGTTGGGACCGCAGATCGCCGGGCTGCAGACGAAGCTGGTGCCGCTGCGCGACATGATGCTCGACATCGCGGACGGATTCAACGAGGGCGCGAAGTCGGCACTCGGGTTCATCAACTCGGCGACCGGCACACGCGTCGTCGGCGACCTGCTCCGCGAGGCCGGGAACATGGGCGCCAACCTCGGCACCGCGCTCGGCAACCTCGTGCCCGGTCTAGCCGCGATAGGTGCCGGCGCGTCGCAGGTATTCGGGCCGATGACGAACGGGATCGGTGGCGCGGCACGCGAGCTGTCGAACATGCTCGTCGCCGCGCAGCAGTCCGGCGCGATGCAGACATTCTTCCGCGAGGCGATCGCCACGGCCAAGGAACTATGGTTTGTGCTGCAGCAGGTCGGCGGCATCATCTCGGCTGTGTTCTCGGCGGCGGCCGAGGCCGGCAACGGCGTGCTCGGCGGCATGGCCGAGAAGCTGCAGCAGATCAACGCCTACCTGTCGGCGGGCGAGGGCCGCGACGCGCTGATCCAATTCTTCACGGCGATGCAGTCGGCGGTCGCGACGGTGCTGCCGATCGTGCTGCAGCTCGCAACGATCATCGGCACGACGGTCGCGCCGGCACTGGCCGGTCTGATCACGCAGATCGGGCCGTCGATTTCGGGTCTGGTCGACATGCTCGGGCAGGGTATGGCGAACCTCGCGCCGGCGATGGCGCCGCTCGGCGCTGCGATCTCGGCGATCGCGACGGCGATCGGGCCGGTGCTGCCGGTGCTCGGCACGCTGCTCGCGACGTTCGCGCAGCTCGCCGGGCCGATCATCGCGGCGCTCGCGCAGGCACTCGGGCCGGTGCTGGTCACCGTCGGAAACGCGCTGATTTCGATTCTGCAGGCACTCATGCCGGCCGTGCAGCCGCTGTCGGAGCTGTTCATCGCGCTCGGACCGGTCATCGGGCAGCTCGCGCAGGTGCTCGCCGGCGCACTGATCGGCGCGCTGAACACTGCGGTTCCTGTGTTCGTCATGCTCGTCAACGCGGCTACGTCGCTCATGCCGGTCGTCGTCGGTCTGCTGCAGATGCTGGCGCCGCTCGCGCCGGTGATCGGTGCTATCGCGGCGGCCGTCGGGATCCTCGTGCTCGGGTTCAAAGCGGCGGCGATCATCACCAAGATCATCAACGCGATCAAGACGGCGTGGCTGGTGCTGCAGATCGCGTTCGCGCTGTCCCCGATCGGCATGATCATCACCGGCATCGTCGCGCTGATAGGCGCGCTGGCGCTGTTTTTCACCAAAACCGAACTGGGTAAACAGATTTGGGAAAAGGTGATGGGCGCTTTGAAGGCGACCTGGGACGTGATATGGCCGGCACTGAAAGCCGGGTTTGACGCGATCGGCGCGGCGGCTATGTGGTTGTGGCAGAACGCGATACAGCCGGCGTTTTCCGCGATCGGCTCGATTTTCTCTTTCCTGTGGGGCGCGGTCAAGGTCTATTTCACGATTTGGCAGACGCTATTTAAGCTCGCCGGCGCTGTCGTTATGTGGCTGTGGCAGAATGCGATACAGCCCGCTTTCCAATTCATCGGGCAAATCATCGGCGCTGTCTGGAATGGCGTAATCAAACCGATATTCGACCTGTTCATGGGCGGGCTACGCGCGGTCGGCGATGCTGCGATGTGGCTGTGGCAGAACGCAATACGACCAGCCTGGGATTTCATACAGGGCGCGATCGAGAAGGTGTGGAATTTCGTCCGACCGATTTTCGGGAAGATCGGCGACGCGTTCCGAACAATGGGTGACATCGCGTCCCGGATCGGGTCGTCGATCCGCGACGCGTTCTCGGGTGTCGTCGACGTGATCAAGGCGCCGATCCACGCGATCGGCCGTCTGCTCGCCGCGCTGCCCGACTCGATTCTCGGTGTCGATATCCCCGGCGTCGCGTCGATCAAGGCGTTCGGGCAGACGATGCAGGGACTGCGTGACGGCGGGCCGGTGCAGATGAAACTGCAGTCGTTCGCCGGCGGGTCGCACGGACCTATCCAGGGGCCGGGCACCACGACGTCTGACTCGATACTCGCGCGGCTGTCGCGCGGCGAGTACGTGCTGCCGGCGGCGGCGGTCAACCCGCGCACGCTGCCGTTCATCGAGGCGCTGCGCGCCGGTTGGGTGCCGCCGGCAGGTCTGCTCGCCGCGATGCCCGCGTTCGCGACAGGCGGCCCTGTGGGTCGCGAACCGTACGGGCTGCCCGTCGGGTCGTCGGTGTCCTACGGCGACAACGACGGGTTGTTCCCGCAGTGGGTCCGCGACATCGAGAAGCGGTTCGGTGTGCAGGCGTCGACGTACGCCGGGCATCAGGAGAAGTCGGGCAAGAACAAGGGCATCGACTGGTCGGGGCCGGTGCCGAATCTGCAGCGGCTGGCCGAGTACTTCCGGTCGATCAAGGGTGACCTCGAACAGGTCATTTGGATGAATCCGAACACCGGCGAGAAGATCGGCGTCGCCGACGGGCAGATGGTCGGGCCGGGCACCTCGCAGCCCGGCTACTACTCGGCCGACTGGTCGGGTCACACCGACCACGTCCACACCCGGCAGTCGTACTCGCTGGGCGGGACGCCGTCGCCGCAGAAGGGCATCGCGACGCCGGGCAGCACCGCGAGCGCAAGTTCGGGACTCGGCGGTACGACGCCGATCGGGTCCGGGCTGGGCGCGTCGACGTCGTCGGGCAGCTCGTCGTCGGGCACCTCGGGCGGCGCGCAGTGGGGCAACTCGGGCGGCACGTCGAAGTTCAACACCGCGGACGAGGCCGACAAGGGCGGCGTCATTCCGGTGTGGGTGGAGAACTGGCCGGCCATGATCGGCGGCGGTGGCGGAGGTGGCGCGGCGACGCTCGGCGGCACCACCGATCCTGCGGTCGGTCTGACCGGTACGCCGGCGAAGCCGTCGGGTGTGGCGACCGAGGACACGATCCCGCTGGTCAAGAATCCGGACGGCACGTACTCGTCGCCCGACCCGGCGTGGAATCACCTACTCAAACGTGAGTCGGGTGGCCGGATGGACCGCAAGCAGGAGATCATCGACGCCAACTCGGGCGGCAACGAGGCGTCGGGCGGTTTTCAGATCGCGCTGGGCACGTGGAAGGCGAACGGTGGTTTGAAGTTCGCGCCGACCGCGGGGCAGGCGACGCCGGAAGAACAGGCGATCGTCGCCGCGCGCATTTTCAACAAGTCGGGCGGGTCGCCGTGGGGCGCTGGTCTCGCGGGCCGCGAGGACGAGGCGAAGCTGCGCGCCGGCATCGTGCGCAAGGGCAAGCCGCTGCCCGGTTCCGCACCGGCACCGGCACCGGCACCCGCGCCAACACCGGGCAACCCGATGCCCGTCGAAGTGACGAACACACCGGAGGTCACGCCGACGACCGACCCGGCCGCTGCACCCGCAGCACCTGCGAACGCGCCGAAGCGTCCCGAAATGGCTGCGCTCACCCTCGGCGGGTCTCCGCTGTCGGGGCAGCTCGGCGGTGCCGCGAAGTCGGCGATCGCGTACGGCGTCGACACGACGCTGTTCGACAATCCCGGTGCGCTCGGCAAGTTCGACAACTCGAAAGCGAAGACGAGTCTCGGCACACGCGCCGGCGACGTCGCGGGCGCGGCGATCTCGGGGCAGCTGAGTTCGGCGCTGGGCATCATCGGTCTCGACCTGCAGCCGCCGGCCGTCGACGCGATCGGGCAGTACATCACCGATAACCCGCTCACCACGGCACCGGCTGCGGGTGAGCAGCCGGCGACGCAGAAGAACCTCGTCGACCTCGTGTCCGACCTCGCGCGGCAGGCGTGGGAGGCGGGCAGCGTGTCGGTGGTCGTGCAAGGTAACGCCGATGGTGACGACGTGGCGAATAAGGTCGACAACGGACGTCGCCGCAGGATGCGCCGCTACGTGAAACCGTCGCCGTCGTGAGGGAGAAACAATGACCGCAGCGTGCCTACCGGCCGGGTCGCCGGTATCGAATATCCGACTCGTCGGCTGCGACGGCGGCAAGACGTTTCACCTGTACGGTGACCGCGCCGGCGACGAGGGTGTCGAACTGGCATGGGACGGCCTTGAAGAACTGTACGAACCGCCGATCAGGGTCATCGAGCGCACCCCGATCCGCATGGACGGCGGTGTGCTGCGCGCAGTCAAAACTGCGATCATGGAGCCGGTCGTCACACTCATCATCCACGGCGACCACGTCAACCCGTTCAGCATCGTCGACGGCGAGATCCGCGAGGCGCTGTCGTTCGAGCTGGACCCCTACTACGAGGCGTCGACGCTCGCCCGTATCGAGTGGGAGACTGCCGACTCGACCCGCTACATCGAGGTTGTGCTGACCGCCGGCACGAAGTACGACGTCGAGCACGTGCCCGGCGATCATCCGCGCCGCGGCTGGTGGGTGTGGGAACTGCACTTGAAGGCGTACATGCCGTTCTGGCAGGAAGACGACGTCACCGTGCCCGTGCAGTTCGACTCGGACGGCACCAAGACCGCGGTCATATCCAACCCGTCGGGCGTCGACATGGAACACAAGTACGTCGGGACCGCGGCGACGTACACGCTGCCAGACAACACGTGGTCGGGGCCGCCGTGGAAGCGTGAGCCGGGCGGCATGTTCCCGAACCGGACGCTGACCTATCCCGACATCGACCCCGTCGAGAACGTCGGGATCACCGTCGACTACTCGCCCGGCGAGATACCGGTGCGCGACGCGTTCGACCACAACATGGTCGCGCAGATGCCGTCGCCGGGCGACTACCCGAAGCATCCGATACCGCGGTTCTGTCAGCCCGTCGAGATCGAGGTGTCGGCGACGAACGTTCCGCCGGAGGGTGCGGTACTGCTGATCCACCAGGTGCGCCGGTTCCGCCGCGCGTGGGGGCGGGTCTAGGTATGGGTGCGTTCGCGACGAAAGAGGCCAAGGCGTACGTGCAGGCGCGTGCGCAGCGGGCGGCGTCCATCGCCGGTCTCGACTCCGACGACCTGCTCGAACGCTGTAACGCGATCCTCGAAGCGACGAACGCGGCGCGTCGGGACGAGGCGCGGATACGCCGCGAGGTTCCGATCATGCGGCTGTGGGATGCCGAGTGGCTGCTGCAGCACGTCGTCGGCAACCCGGTCGAGTATGAGTTTGAGTGGATCGACAACGACGCCGGCGCCGGCATGGTCGTCGTGCTCGCCGAGGATCCGCTCGGGCAGTGGGCGCTCGATTTCGAGGGCCGCGACCTACGTGAAGAGGGTGTGAATATCCACATCACCGCCGACTATGTCGGCGCGCGGTGGGGCGGCCGCATGGAAGATGTCACCTCGGAGCTGACGTCGACCGGCGACGAGATCGTGACCATCACGTTCATGCACGACATCGAGAATCTGAAATGGATCGAGTGCTTTCCGTCGCCGTTCCTGCCGGCGATCACACAGTTCAAGGCGTGGATGCTGCTCGGGCCGGTCAACTGGTGCGCGCTGACGACGCTGTTCGTGAACCTGATGCGCGACGAGACGCCGCTCACGCTGCCCGACGACCCGCTCGACCCGTCGGAGTACGTCGAAGGGTTCGACGTCGATAACTGGCAGATCATGGTCAACCCGATCAGCTTCATCGAGGCGATGGAGTCGGGCGTCGTGTGGTCGATGCCGATCATCCGCATGAAGTACTGGTACGACGCGTTCATCGCCATGATCGAGGACGCCGAGCTGTCGATACAGGCTGACCGGTGGCTCGAAGGTGACGACCTGCCATACGAGGGCGCCGACCCACGCAACGGGCAGCTGATCATTTCGCTGGCAGACAAGTCGGGCCGGTTCAACTCGGGCACCAGCCACAGCGGCAACCTGTTCGGCGGGCTGGTCAACACGATCGACCAGTTCACCGAGGACTTTCTCGACACCACACGGTCGGTGATCACCGGGCAGCCGATGCCCAACGAGTACATGCAGATCGGCTACAAGTCGACGAACAAGGTGCTGCCGTACGTGGTGCTGCGACCCGGTTTCACACCGGGCGTGATCAGCGCACGGTTCACTCGGACGCCGGAGAAAACGGCGAAAATCATCACCGGAGGGAAGTCAGCACCGGGCGTCAACGAGGGCATAGGGGCGCTGATCCAGGCGATCGGCGACATTGTCGGCGATAACATTTCGTTCTCCGGATACGGCGTCGGATCTATCGGCGGCGCAATTGACACCCTGCTCAGGCCGATCTACGAGCACACGATATTAGCTTGGACGGACACGAAGTCGTTCCCGCGTGCGCAAAAACTCGGCTGGTCACGGTACGTCGAGTTCTTCCAAGAGGGCGCCGACCAGGCGTACACGCTCAACAGCCTGATGGTGATTCGTACCGGGCTGTGGGCGACGCGCCGCTGGTCATCGCACGAGGTGAAGATCCTCGACTCGTGTCCGTGGATGCTCGGCGACAACGGCGTCGGGCACATGTGGGTCGGCGACCGCATCGCGTCGACGAGGCCGCGGGACCTGTCCGGACTCGTGTTCGTCGAGCGGATCAAAAAGGTGGTGCTCGGCGCGTCGGAGGACGACTTCCATCCTGAGTGGACGATTACGATCGGCTCGGACGCGAAGAACCGCGATCCTTTTGAAGAGGGCTTGGAGCGTATTCGGTCGCTGACGTCTGGCCTGCATGACATCGGGATCGTGTGAAGAACGATGGTGCTACGTCCGACGTCGCCGCGACTGTTCGTACGCGCGCTTGCACGTGCGGCATGTCCGCTGGCCGTTCGGTCGCGTGTACGTGTTGGCTGCAGTGAACTCGTGGCCGGCGTCGCAGCTCGTCTTCCGTCCGTTGCGGTGTCGGCCGTGCCGCCGCATGTCGTCAGCGTTGTCGAGCGAAGTGCCCCACCGCAGATTGGCGGGCACGTTGTTCAGGCCGTCGCCGTCGGCGTGGCACACCTGATGCCGTGGTGTCGGCGGCGTGCCGTGGAACGCGAGCGCGACCAGGCGGTGCACGTTTCTCGGCGCGTACTTCCCGTCGAGCGTGATCATCACGACGGCGTAGCGTCCGACTGTTCGTTGGGTGAGGATGCGCACACGGCCGCGCTTGACGGACCTGATCCGCGCGAGAGTCGATGCCTCGTACTCGCCGCGCAGACCGGGGATCGGGCGCCACTGTTCGGTAGAGTCGTCCATGTCGAACCTCGTCTCAGGTTGGGCCATGCCCCGGAACGGTTGCAGCCGTTGCCGGGGTTCCCCTTTGCGGGGCATGACCGACACTACAGTGCAGCTATGACCTGCAGGGAGGCGATCTGATGGGCCGCAAACCGTCACGCAAGCGTCAGGACCGGGGGCCGCGCCGCCCGAAGATCACCGCGCCGGAGTTCCCGACGTTCGACAACTGCGACCCCGACGACCCCGACAACTTCGCTGTGCCGGCGCTCGTCGGGCTGCCGGGTATGACGGGTGCGCCGCTGCCGATGATGGTGAAGATGCTGCGGAAGGTGTCGCGCCGGTTGTGGGACTGTGGGTTTCGGTATCACCCGGAGCTGCGGACCATCCGCTATAAGAAGCCGCTCGTCGGTGAGCCGAACTGGCTGCAGAATCCGGGCACGTGGGTGCCGATCGACGCGCCGGATGACGACGCTGAGCGCAAGGCGAAGCAGCTGACGCCGGAGCAGAAGGCGGCGATCCGGAAGCGGTTCAACCTCGACGACGACGAACCGAAGCCGTTGATCCCTGACGAGCCGGGCAAGGTGCCGTATCTGACCGCGGACGGGCGAACGATCATGGTGACGCCGGCGCAGGCTGCCCGGTACGCGCAGGCGAAGCGGGACGCGAAACGCGCTCGCAGACAGGACGAACGCCGATGACCTCACCGAACCTGACACCGGCGTCGCTCGGCGACTATGACGACGTCGCGAACGCCGTCGGTATCGCCGAGTCGCAGGCCAAGACGGCGCAGGGCTGGATCGACGAGCAGGTCGCGCGGGTCGCCGGCGAGGTGAACGGCGTGGTCGGGTGGATCACCGACGGACTCGAAACGGTGATCAGCTCGATTGTCGATTTCATGACGACCGGCGAGACGCGCAACCTGCAGTCGGCGGCGGCGTTCATCCACGACAAGATCAGCGATTTCGTGTTCGACGTCATCGAGAACCTGCAGGATCTGTGGAAGGCGCTCACCTCGACATACGAGGGTGACGACGAGTGGTTGCTGAACATTCAGGCGTGGCGCGACAGCCTGTTCGGGTGGATCGACGACGTCGCCGATTTCATCCAGAACCTGCTGGACGCGATCCTGCGTGGCATCCGCGGTATCCCGGTCGTCGGCGGCACGATCGCCGACATCATCGGCGGCGTCGGGACGGTCGCGACCAACGCGCAGGATGCCGTCGAAACTGCTGTGTCGGTGGGCATTCAGGTCAATTACGTGCAGCAGGTCATCGCATTGCAGTCGGGCATGGGAGTTCACGAGACCGGCCCGGATCGCACCGGCACGCCGTCGTTCAATTTCGGCTACATGAACCGGCCGACGTCGACGTTCACGATCGGCGGCGGCGCGCACGACCACAACTTGACGGGGTATACCGGCTACGAAACCGCCGGCGGCACCAACCATCGGCACCAACTCAACGGGTCGTCTGCGGGTGCATCCTCGTCGGGGTCTGATCACACACATACCGTCACGATGTCGACGGCGCCGCCGACGATTTCGGTCACTGCGAACTATGCGCCGTGGGCAAACGTCATCTTCAAGTCGGCCGCCGAACGCAAGGTGCTGACGTGGGAGGCGTACAAGTCGGGCACCGTATCCACGTTCAACCTCGACGTGTACAAACTCGAAGCCGATGGGTCGTCGACGTGGGTCTACTCGTCGCCCAACTTGGCCGGTGATGTGCCCGTCAATCTGGCGTCGATCGGCTGGATGCAGCACCTGATGACCGGTGCGTCGATCGTCGCTGACATCGGGGATGTCTACGACGTGCAGTTCCGCATGACCGGCAGCGGCACCGTGTTCGTTACTGGGCTGAACTTCCACATGTCGACCCCGCTACCCGGTTTCCGGCCGTACACGATCGGCAGCGGGCGCAACCCGTCGAGCGACCCAGCACCCGCCGTGATCTCGACCGCAGCACGCGACGCCATGTACACCGGGCCGGCACCGTTTGTGTCGATCGGCATTGACGTCGGGCAGGTCGCACTGCCGCGCAGTTTCTTCGACGACTTCAACCGGTCCGACCTCGGGCCGCGGTGGATCCGATACGGCGATATCGGGATCAAAGACGGCAAGGTGCAGTACACCGGTAGTGCAATCGCAAACACCACCGCAGCCATGGTCTATCACCAGCCGCTCGCGACGGACATCGTCGAAGCCGGCTTCGACGCCACGATCGACGAGGAAGATATCGGCGTCGGTGTGCACTGTCCATCGAATCTCAGTAACGGTGTGTGGATCACAGCGGACGTCGGCGGGGTGCGCATCCAAACCGGTGCCTACGGTTCCCGCACGGACCGGGACACCGCCCCAGTGCCCGGTTCCGGCCGTTACACAATCCGAGTGATCCGGGACGAAGGCGACACGCATTTCATCTACCAAGGATTTTTCGGCGACCCCAACGCCGAGGGGGCGGTGCCGGTAGTGACGTGGGCGGACACCGGCAACACCATTCCCGCTGGCATCGGGCGTCGGTGGGTAGGGAAACTCGCCCGCCGCAACGGCCTTATCTACCCGTCCGGGCGGGGCGACAATTGGGCGGCGGCCGACATCACCACAACCGAGGAGACATAGCAGGAATGGGTACACACAGCAAACACCCCGCCGACGTCCGCGACCTGCAGTTCGATTTCGGCGCGTTCCTCGCCCGCATCGGAGGCTCAGCGATCAGCGAGGCCACGTTCTCGTCGACGCCGGCCGGCCTCACATTGTCTGGCGACGACCACACGTTGAGCACCGCAACAGTACGGGTGGGTGGCGGCGTACTAGGCATGGATTACCGGGTGACCTGTCACGCCACGACCACCGGCGGCCAGGTCGTCAACCGGTCGGCGACCGTTCAGGTGCGTGCTTTGTGAGCGCACTCGCCGCCGTCACTCCTGCAGTAGTCGAGGTCGCCGCCGACGACTGGATCGACGAGTGCGCCGTCGGGTCATGGGTTGAGGTCGTGGCCGCCGACAACTGGGGGACGACCCTATGGGGGATCACGCCACCTATCGGGGACACCCTGACCGTCGGTGACGGCTTCATCATCTGGTGAACGGTGGGTGCGGGTTAGTCTGTAGTCGACAGAGTCGCGGGCTAGGTGCCGGGCATACCGTCCGAACCTCGGAGTATCCGCACACATGTCCACGATCATCGACACCGCTGCCGGGTTCCCCTCACCCGAAGCGATCAAGCGCGCCGGTCATTCCGGCATCATCGCCTACGTTTCACCCTCGCGGCCGGGCAGCAACTTCGCCGGCAAACCGCTGACCCGCTCAGTCGCCGACCGCTACCGTCAGGCAGGCGTCGACGTCGCCGCGGTCTGGCAGTACGGCAAACCGCAGGGCACCGCGCCGTCGGACTGGACGACCGGGTTCGAGGGCGGCAAACGCATGGCCGCGCAGGCGCTGCGCATCGCCCGCGACGCCGGCATGCCCGGCTGGTGCCCCATCTATTTCGCCGTCGACGAGAACATCACGCTGCAGCAGTGGAACGACACGGCCGTGCATTTCTTCCGCGGCGCCGGCGAGGCGATCGGCGTCGAGTGGGTCGGCATCTATGGGCACTCGCGCGTGTGTCACTGGGCGATCGAGGACAAGGTCATCGGCCGGTCACCGAAACCAGGATCCGGGCCGTGGGCGTGGGTCACCCGCGCATGGTCGGATGACACCGGCACCGGCTACGCGGCGCTGTATCAGCGCATCATCGACACCCCGTCGAATCCGGGGCCGCTCGTCGACGGGATCCGCGTCGACGTCAACGACGTCTATGCCGCCGATTGGGGGCAGTGGTCGGTCGACCGCACACCGAACGCCGGGCAGCCGTCACCAGCACCAACAGCACCGGGAGGGCCGGCAGATATGGCACGCATCGGATACGGCGTCACGCACACGATCCCCGCCGGGTCGGACGGGCCGCGCCGCGCGGACGACTACGTCGGCGTGCACACGCAGGAAGGCGGGAAGGGCGACGCGATCGGACTGGCGAACTACTGCAAGAACGCGGGCGTGTCCTACAACGACGCCGTGGACGACGTGTACACCGTCCGCATGATGCCGCCCGGCAACGCGCCGTGGGCTGCTGTGCAGGCCAACGCCGTCGGCTACCACATCGTGCTCGCCGGCAGTTTCGTGTCGTGGTCGCGTGACCGGTGGCTGTCGAAGGATGCATCGGACGGACTCGACGAAGACGCGATGCTGACCCGCGCTGCCCGCTGTGTCGCCGCAGCATGTCAAGAGTTCGGGATCCCCGTCGAGTGGGTCGGGAACAACGGGGCGACCGGGTGGCCGCAGAAGCGCGGTATCTGCGGGCACAAGGACTTCGGTGCGCGCGGCGGCGGCCACACCGACCCGTACCCGAACTTCCCGATCGACGAGTTCATGCGCCGGGTGCGGGCATTCTTCGCGCCGCCGTCACCGAACCTGATCGACGCCGAGGCGAAGGTCGCCGCCCGCTGGATCGGCAAGCGCATCACCGGTGCCGCGACACCGACGACCACCGACGACGAAACACCGCTGTTCCTCGACGGCAAGAAGGTCGGCGCGTTCGCGCGGTTCGAGTCGGGGCACGTGTACTGGCGTCTCGGCGCGTCGGCGGCGTACGCGATCCCCGCCGGCGGGCTGTTCGAGGCGTACGCCGCCCGCGACTGGGAGCGCGGTCTAGGGTTCCCGGTGCTGCGGCACCAGGTCGTCACCACCCCCGGCGGGAAGACAGCCGGTGTGCAGTCGTTCGAGCGGGGCGTGTTGTTCACACCTGTTGGCGGACCTGTGGAAGGTTTCGTCGTGCACGGCGAGATCGGCAAACGGTACGCGGCGATGGACTGGGAGCAGGGGCCGCTCGGCCTACCCACATCGGACGAGGTCCGGCTCGCCGGGTCCGACCTGATCGAGCAGCGGTTCGAGTTCGGGAAACTGACCTACGTTCCGACGGGCGTGCTCGTCGAGCTGGTCACCAACTAGAGAGAGGCACCACCATGACGCACCGAGATCCCCTCACCGGAGTCGTCGCCGAATCGCCGGCGGCCGGCAGCCCGTTCACGTTCGGCGGGTTCGTCGTCGACGTCGCCGAGAAGTCGGGCAAGACGTTCGCGCAGACGCTGCTGCTGTTCCTCACTCTCGGCGTCAGCATCACCGCTGTGCCGTGGACGACCGCACTGCAGGGCGCCGCGATCGCCACACTGTCGACCGCCGGCCTGGCGATCGTGCAGTCGGCGTGGTCGTCGCCGAACCAGTACATCGAATCGTTCGCCCGCGCCGGCCGCACATTCGTTGCGACCGCTGTCGGCGCGATCCCCGTCGTCAGCGCCGAGCATGCTGTCGTGTTCGCTGACGTCGACTGGGCGCAGCTGTCCGGCGTGGCCGGCACCGCGGCCGCGATCAGTCTGCTGACGTCGGTCGCCTCATGGAAGCTCGGCGCCGACAAGGCGTCGCCGAGCCTAGTCCGGTAAGGCCGTGTGGTGTCCGATGTCCATTGTCCGCCCATCGTTGGGCGGGGCCGAAAGGTGCGCCGGTGAGCGAGATCAACCCGCCGGAGCTGCCAGACCAACAGGAACAGCAGCCCGACCTGACACCGGACACCACCGGCAACCAGCCGCAGCACCACCGGGTCATCCCGCCGACGTGGCTGATCAACGTCGTCGCAATCACGATCCTGATCGTGTGGGCGGCGAGTTTCGCGGTGCGCATTATCTGGCCGGATCGCACACTCGCACCGTCGGTGGACGCGCTCATGCTGATCGTGGCCGGGTTCCTGTTCGCAGGCAACTTCAAGGATCGGTTTACGGGGGGTAAGCCATGACTGCGGTAGAGCTGCTGATCGAGGCGTTCAAGGCATTCATCTACGCGGCGGTCGGTCTGGCTGTCGGTCTCGGCGTGAACTGGCGCAAGGCGACCGTGCACGGCGCGACCGTGCTGGTGCCGACCGTCAAACCAGAACGGGCCGTCGCCCGGCGCATCATCGGGGGGATCTTGATCATCGTCGGCGTGCTCTCGCTGACGCATTTCGTGACGTTCACGGCACGACAGTCGGACTGTAACGAAGAGTTCCGGCGCGTCATCCAAGAACGCGGCGACGCCGCGACCGAGCAGTCGACACTGTGGTCGCAGCTCGAACGCGAGCTGGCCGCACTCGGGCCGATCGATACCCCTGCCGAACGGCAGGCTGAGGTCGATGCGCGCATCCGGTACGTCGAGCGGTACGAGGCGGCGACCGAACGACGCAAGGCCAACCCATACCCCGACCCGAGGTGCGAGTGATGGCCGAACCGATCTACGTGTTCACGTTCCGCGGTATCAGCGAACGACTGAACGGCAACCTGATCGACCTGCTGCCGCTGCCGGACGGCGCGATCCGCATCGAAGTGCCGTGGGCCGCATCGTACGGGCCGGTGCCGCAACCGTTCGGGCTGTCCTATCACGACAGCCTCGCCGCCGGCATGGCGCTCGGCGAGCGCATGGTCAAAGATGTTCTGCTCGACGAGCCGTTCGCCCGCATCGTGTTCGTCGGCTACTCGGGTGGCGCTGCGCTGGCCGGCGACCTCGCCGCGAAGCTCGGCGGGTCACTCGTCGACGCCGTGATCCTGATCGCCGACCCGAACGCGCCGGGCACGCCGAGTGTGCACGGCATCGTCCGGCGCCGTGAGACCGGGTTGGCGACGTACTGGCTGTCCAATCCGAACGACGGTATCTGTTCGTGCCCGCGGTACAACCCGCTGCGCATCATCGCCCGCACGACACCGTTCGTCGCGCTCGACCGGCGGTCGTGGGGCGCGCAGGGTGCGGATGTGTGGCGGCAGCTGAACGACCCGGCGACGCGCCGCACTATGGCTGCCGAGATTGGGCCGCCGTGGTCGCCGGTCACGTGGCATCGGTGGGAGCGGGCGTTTCAACTCGCGGACGGGTATCTGTCTCAGCGTGAGCATGTGCAGTGGTATCGGTCGCCGGCGCGGATGCGTGCCGCGGGTGCGTGGCTGACCCGCACTTTGGCATAGCCTGTCGCGTCCCGTCACACGCTGGCACACAGTTGTGTTACCGTGGGCGGGACCGAAACCGCACGCAACCGAAGGGGCCGCACCCCATGACCACCGCACCGCTCGCCAACCGACCAGAGCACGCCGTCGCCGACGACGAGTTCGACTCGGACCTCACACCGACCGACCACGTGTTCCCGCTGCTCGACGTCCACACCGTCGACCGCGTCGCCGAGATCCCCGGCGCACTCGCCGCGCTCGGCACCCTGATCGACACGCTGCGCGGCGCCGCTACCGTGGAGTTCGGCGCGGGCAGTATCGCCGTCACCGGCAACCGCACACCCGCCGAGCTGCAGCAGCGACTGCACACCCGTCAGCACCAGTACGACGAGGGCCGCGACCTCTATCAGCGGTACCTCGACCACGTCGACGCCGGCGACGACGAACAGGCCGCCACCATCGCGACCGTCAGCAAGTACCGGTGGAACTACTACCTGCACCGCGAAGGCATCACCGAGGTCGGCGGCGTCGACGTGCCGGAGTTCCTGGCATGACCATCGTCGATCTCAGTAATCCGTGGCACGACACGACCGTCAGACTGCAGGCGTTCGACCTCGACACCTACGCCGGCCGCATCGGGTGGCTGCAGCAACGCCGCGGCGGCATCGGCTCGTCGGAATGCTCGTCGGTGCTCGGGCTGAATCCGTGGCCGGACGCGACCGCATGGCACGTGTGGATGGACAAGGTCGGACTACTGCCGCTCGACGACGGACGCGACTCGGAGCAGATGGAGATCGGCCGCGAAGTCGAAGCGGCGATCGTGCGCATGGTCGCGCGCCGGCTCGGCGTCGACCACTTCGGCATACCGGCACTCGCCCGACTCGACCGGCCGTGGCAGCGCAGCAACATCGACCGCGTGTTCATCACCGACGACGGCCCGATCCCATTCGAGGCGAAGAACACCAGCGAGTACCTGCTGCACGAATGGATCGACCAGGTACCCGACCACGCCGAACTGCAGATTCTGCACACCCTCGCAGTCACCGACGCGCCGTACGGGTACGTCGGCGGCATGGTCGGCGGCCGCCGCATCGTGCACCAGCGCATCGACTGGAACGAGAACCTGCTACGGCACATCACCGAGACCGAGTCTGCGCTGTGGGCGAAAGTGATCGGCTACCGCAAAGCGATCGCCGCCGGCGCGGATCCGGACGAGGCACGCGAAGAGTTCGAGCCGACCGTCACCGAACGCGACACCGTCGACAGCATCATCGGCGCCGCACCGCGCCGCGACGTCGACGAGATCGTGCTCACCGACGAGCAGGCCGAGCGGGCACGCGCACTCGTCGAGCTGTACCGCGATGCGCAGGCCGACGAGAAGTCGGCGATCTCGAACAAAGCCGACGCACGTAACAAGCTGGTGCAGCTCGCCAACGGCCACACCAGGATGCTCGCCGAGGCCGGCACCGACGACGACGGCAAACCGATCCACGAGGTGATCGCGACCGTGCAGCGAGGCAACTTCGCGAAGGCGCGTTTCATCGAGGCGCACCAGGACATCGCCGACGTCACCATGAAGAAAATCGAAGTGCTCGACGTCGACGCGTTGAAGAACGAGCACCCGGACCTGTACCGACAGTTTCAATCCCGCAGTATCCGCACACCGAAACGCAAGGAGAACTAGCCATGCCCGCACCGACACCCCGAGACGACCGCTACGTCGGGCACCTGTCCGCGCAGCAACTCGCCCGCGCCGAAGCGCTGCACGTCTCACGCAACGTGCTGCAGTCGACCGGGTTCATGTCGTCGAACGCCGGCGTCGCACCCGACGGGCTGATCGACGTCGCCGAGTACATCATCGCCGGCGTCACCGAAACCGTCCGAGACATGGTCGCCGCGCCGCCCGACGACCCGGACGTCGACGTCATCACCGACGAGCCGCCGTTCACATGACCGACACCGACCACTACGCCGAAGCAGTGCGGCTACTCGCCGAGGCCGGACGAACACCAGCGGCGACTGTTAAACCGGTCGACGCGGCGTCGTTCTGGTCGAGAGTTGACCGCAGCGGCGACTGCTGGCTATGGCTCGGCTACGTCCGCTCTGACGGGTATGGGCAGTGTTACACCCGCGACGGCAACCGTCTCGCGCACCGTGTCGCGTACGTGCTCGACGGCCGTGACCTCGACCCCGGCCTGACGCTCGACCATCTCTGTCGACGCCGATCGTGCGTCAACCCGCAACACCTCGAACAGGTGACGGCAGAAGTGAACACGGCGCGAGGCGAGGCCGGCCTCGCGCGAGCGTCGCAGCAGCACGCAAAAACGAAGTGCCCCGCTGGGCACGACTACGCGGGCGACAACCTGATCGTCGTCCCGCGGCCAAACCGAGCAGGTCCAGAGAGACGCTGCCGGAAATGCACCCGCGCGACCGAACGCCGGTCACGCGAGCGAAAGACAGGAGTCTGATCGTGGGCAAGAATCTGGCCGAGCGGGCAACCGCCGACGTGCAGCAGGGCGACGAGCAGAAGCCGCCGACCCTGTTCAAGCAGATTGACAACATGCAGGCAGAGTTTCAGCGTGCGATGCCGCAGGGCGCCGAGGCGCGGCAGCTCGTGCGGGACGCGCAGACTGCGCTGCGTCAGGTGAAGGATCTCGGCAGGTGCGAACCGTCGACCGTGCTCGGCGGACTGATGACGTGCGCGCAGCTCGGGCTGCGGCCCGGCGTCCTCGGGCAGGCGTACCTGCTGCCGTTCTGGGACTCGAAAGATCGCGTACACAAGGCGCAACTGATCATCGGGTACAAGGGTCTCCTGTCGCTCGTGTACCGGTCCGGGATGGTGGAGACCGTCGCTGCCCGCATCATCTACGAGAACGACGAGTGGCTGCTCGAATACGGACTCGGCGAGGACAAGCTGATCCACCGGCCGCCGGCAGGGTTCGCACCCCGCGGCAAACCGGTCGCGTACTACGCGATCGCCCGGATGAAGGGCGGCGGCTACGCGATCACCGACCCGATGGGCGTCGGAGAGATGCAGGCGTACGCAGCGAAGCACTCCCGGGCATCCAAGTTCGGGCCGTGGAAAGATCACTTCGACCAGATGGCATTGAAAACGATGCTGCGGAAACTGTGCGCGACGCTGCCGCAGTCAACCACGATCGAGCAGGCAATCATGCACGACGGCGCAGTGCGCGCCGACACGTCACAGGGCGCCGTCGACCACACCCCCGAGTACATCGACGGCGACATCGTCGGCGACGACGAGCCTGCAGACCAGCCGGGCGAGAACCGCGCGCTCACCCCGCAAGAGCAGATCGCGAACGGCCTGCAGTCCGAAGGGATCACCGACCCCGACAACGTCGCGAAGTGGCTGCAGAACATCCTCGGCGACCCCAACGCACCCGAGACGCCGGCGCAACTGACCGACGACGAAGCACACCAGATCCTCGACGCCATCCGGGCGTCGAAGTAGTGAGAGGGACCAGAACCCATGACCGAACGCGGTAAGAAAGTCACCAACGCCAACGGCACCGACCCCGGCACCGACGGGTCACTCGTCAAATACATGTTCAGCGGGTCACCGCAGGACATGTTCGAGTTCGCACCGCAGGCCGGCGAGGTGCGCGTGATGACCGTCGTCGCCGAATGCACCCGCGACACCAGCCGCCGACTCACACACGACGGCAAACAGATGGTCGCACCGTGGGCGATCCGCGAGGTCACCCTCGGCCGGCCGACGACGCTGCGGGACGACGATGCGGATCCCAATCAGACCGCGATCGACGACCCCGACCAGACCGGCGACACCCCACCGGACGACGACACCGCAGCCGCCGCCGAGAAGGCCGCGATCGCCGCCGTCCCGGACCCGTTCACCGTGGCGAAGGATGACGGCGCCGCCGAACAGTGACCGGCGCTGGCGGCTGCGGTACGAGATACCCGGCACCGCAGCCGCCGGCACCCCGGTCACACCCCTCGGCACCAGCCTCACCGACCCCGACGAACACGTCGTCACCGTGCTCGGCCGCGTCTACACGCTGCCCGCGTACTGGCTCGACGTCGACCCGACTGACAGTTGGACACCATGACTGAACCTGCCGACCAAGGCGCACTGAACATCGACGACGCCGCCGTATACCTCGGCCGCATTTCACGCCGACAGGTCTACCGACTCATCGAGGCCGGGCACCTCGACCGCATCCATATCGGCCGCCGCGCACTCGTCACCCGCGCGTCGTGCGACCGATACCTCGCATCCCTCGTGGACAAAGCGTAAGGTGGCTAACCGTGAACACGTCAGAACACGCACGGTCACGTCTGCGTGACTACCGCGGCGCCGCCGAATACCTCGGCGTCAGCTACTCGACAGTGCGCAGACTCATCGCACGAGGTGACCTACACGTCGTCATGATCGGCAACTCACCCCGGCTCGACCTCGCCGACCTCGACGCGTACATCGAGCAGCGCAAGGTGATAGCCGGATGACCGCGGGCGACTCGGCCGGCGCACACCGGCTGCTCGACGAACTCACCGACGCGCTGACACGCGACGACCCCAAACCGTCACACACCGGGCTACTGATCCGCGTCCTGCGCGCCGCTATCGCCGACCCGCTGATGACAGTCGACGAGATCGTCGACGACTGGATCGAAGATGAGGACAACCGTGGGTGACCGGTGGTTCAAAGTCGACACCTCGATTGTGCGTAACCCGAAGGTTCTACAGCTGTCCCGAACGCAACGCTGGGCGCTCATCGAACTGTGGGCGTACTCGGCCGAAGACCTCACCGACGGTGTCATTTCGCGAACATACTGCGACCAAATGATCGGGAAACGTTTGCGAAATGTCCTCATCGAGAACGATTTTTTGCACTGGATCGAGCCTGACAAAACACTGCAAATTCACGACTACCTGACGCACCAACGGAGCCGCGAACAAGTGCTCGCCACGTCAAAGAAGCGCAGTTCAGCGGGCCGCAAGGGAGGCAAGGCGAAGGCCGCGCGAGGTACGCAAGGTGCTGGCAATTTGCCAGACGATGCCGGTAGCAATTTGCCAGACCAGCCGTCTAGCAAAAACGTAGCAGACCCAGACCCAGACCCAGACAGTTACTTACGTAAGTTCTCTCAGTCACCTAACGAACCGCGCGCGAACGCCGACGAGAGCGAGCACGAACCCGGCACCGAAGTCGTCCCCGCCGGTGGCGCGCTCGTCGTGCTCGACGACGCACGACCCGACCCACGCCGCCGCATCGAGATCCCCGACGACTGGCAACCCAACGACATGCACCGAGCCCGATTCCCCAACGTCGACCACACCGAGCAAGCCGACGCATTCCGCGACCACGCAATCTCAGTCGGCCGCATGTGCGCCGGCCGCGCCGGCTGGGACTCGGCGTTTATGAGCTGGCTACGCAAAGCACCGACCACACACCGATCGACCACCGACGACCGGATACGCGACGCGCTACGCGTCGGCGAGAAGTACCACGAACCCGACGACGACCAACCCGACCAGCCGCCCGCGATCGACTATCGGAGATACCTGCAATGAACCGCAAAGAGACCTCGCAGCTACTCGCGAAGATCGCCGCATTCGACCAACGAACCGTCGGCGACGGCGACGTACTCGCCTGGCACGAAGCCCTGTCAGACCTGCCCTACGACCTCGCCGCCCAAGCCGTCAGCCACTGGCACGGCCACACCGAAACCACCCGCCGCATGATGCCCGCCAACGTCCGACGCGTCGCCGACGACATGCGCCGCGGACTCGTCGAACGCGAACACTCCGCACGCGTCACCGGACACACCACCGACGCCGCCCTACTCGCCCAAGCACGACGCGCCGCCGTCATGGTCTGCACGTTCTGCGACGACGAAGGATGGATCAACGGCCGACAACTCGGCGACGACGGCCAAACCCGCGACACCGTCATCCGCTGCCAACACACCGACCACACCCTGCCCGCCGGATTCATCCCCGACCGAGAGTGAGCACACAACCACACATAGCGATTCCCGCCCTCTGGTGAGCACACAGACGGACGAAACCAGCAACCGGCGACCACTCAGCCGAAACGCAGAATCATCCGGCACAGAAAAGCTCACAGCCGAAATGGACAGCCACCCCGCCAACCCGTAAACCCGACACCATGACCCAACCCAAACCACCACCCCACACCTGCCAATGCGGCGCACGATGGGCCGGCCGCAACACCTGCCACTGCAGCGGCTGCCACCGCACATTCACCGCACTCACACCATTCGACCGCCACCGCCGAGGCGACGAATGCCTCAACCCCGCAACCCTCGGACTCATCGAACACCAACGCGCCGGATACACCGCATGGGGCGCACCCGGCGGACGCTACGACGACGACCAGTAACCGCACACTCCACCAGACGGGCACAAACACCATGACCGACCACCGCACAACCGCCGAAAACGACCTCGCACGCGCCGTCCACGCACTCGCCGACGCGATCGCCACACACGCACGCGACTGCCCCACACCCGACTGCCTGCTCGCCGCAGGACACACCGGCGACCACGACACGACCGATCTGCCGAGCTGGTCGTGTGGGAAGTGCGACCGCATCGAGGCGTTCGGGCACGACGACGGCGAAGTCCCCGAACACCACCGCGACTGTCCGAACGCGATCGACCACGCCGTGCTGCAGCAGCACGCCGACCGAGCGCGCGCCGCATTCCCCGGCACCGATCAGCGGCTGTGCATGGCTGAGGGCCGCACACCGCGCGGTAACCGCGTCGTCTGCTCACAGCCACGCGACAACCACACCCGGCACTCGGCCGGCGGCTACTGGTGGGACGACGACGGGTCCAGCGGGTCGACGTTGACACCCGGAACGGTGCCGCCGCTCACCGTGAAACGTGGCAGGCTGCGGTACCGCGGGCAGACCATCGAGACGCGAGGGTCGACGCTGCACGCGGCACCATTCGTTGCGCTGCACACCAGCGAGGGCGGCGACACCAGCGCACTCGCCACCGACGTGCCAGACGGGTCACACGAGCACGGCAGCGCGCCGACACCCGCGTCGTGCGGCCACACATGGAAGGGCCGAAACACCCTCGTCGACTGCCGCGGCGCACACACGTGCGCGCAGCCCGACACACACCCGAACGGCCGGCACGTCTGCAGCAGCTGCGGACAGACCACACCCGCCGTCGACGTGTGCGGCTATCCCGGCGCGAACGGCACATGCCAGCGCGAGGCCGGACACAGAGACGTGCACTACGACGAGCACGGCGGCGTGTTCGCGACCGGCTCGGACGTCGTCGACAACAGGTCGCAGCTCGACCGGCTCGCCGACTGGATCATCGCGAACGTCGACGGCGAACCGTCACAGTCCGAGGGTGCCGGCGACACCGCGATCCGCATCATCGACGGACTACAGGCGACGGTGTCCGGGCAGCGTGTGCTGATCGACAGCTACGAACGGCAGATCCGCGCGCTCACGCAGCAGAACGGCCAGCTCCGCGACCAGCGCGACCGCGAAAGCGAACTACGCCTCGCAGCGCAGCAAGCCGCCGTCGACCCGGACCTGCACCAGAAACTGCGGCGAATCGACAACGTGCTCCGCGGTGCACAGAACGCCGAACGCACACCATCGACGCTGCCGTTCATCGACCTCGTCACCGACCTCGGCTACCAGGCCGACGCCGTCGTCGACGACCTCACCAGCGAACGCGAATCCCGCGCCACCGTGTTCGAGACAGCGAAAACCCTGTCGCAGGCGATCGTGCACACCGTCGAGTACGTCGGCAACGACACGCTGCCCGCCGCCGAGGGCTGGTCATGGTACGACGCGCTGCGGCACTTCCACCCCGACGCAGCCAACCGGTTCCTGACCAACCCGGTCCGACCCAAGGCGCAGCAGTGAACTGGCGAGCGGCTATCGTCGCCGCCGCACTCGTCGTCGCGATCATCTCCGCGCTGCTGTTCGTCGGGTCGGCGCGCATCGACGACGAGGTGCAGGCCGGGCGCGGCGTGTTCATATTCGGGTCGCTGCTCGTCGCATCAGTCGCGGTCGCCGCCGGCGTTGGGTTCGGCGCGTGAGGCAGCAGCAGAACTGCCCGCAATGCTCGGCGATCATCACCGTGCCACCGATCGACGCGCTACTCTGCCCCGCCTGCGGTGCGATCGCAGTCGTCACCGAACAGGGATTGCTCGCCGTCCCCGACGTCGACCAGCTCGACCTGATCCTGCTGCGACCCGAGGTCCGCAGGCTCATCGAACAAGCGAGCGCGATCCGGCAAGCCTTGTTCGGCGGGCAGTTCACCCTCACCGACCCGACCGGGCTACTCGACCCCGAACCACACTCGACGCTCGCGCAAGCGATCGCGCGCGCACAAACCGCGCCGTGGCCGATCACCGCATGGGTCATCATTGACCCAAGCGGCCACGTCGCCGCCCACCGCACACCCCGAAGGGACCAACCAGCATGACCGACCAGAAACCCTCCACACCGCCCGCCGGCCCGTCCGGTGTGTCACGACCGCAGGACAACCCCGAGGTGCAGCAGGCGCTGCGCCGCGTGAACGACGTCATCGGTGGCGCGCTACGGCAGATCGCCGCGATCACCGGGCAACCCGACCCGGCACCGCCGACCGCGCCGGCACCGAACCACCTCGACGCGATGCGCACCGCATGGGAAGACGGATACGCCGACGGCCGCATCGACGGTAAACGCGAGTACGACGGCGACCCCGAAAACCCGTACGCCAAGCTGCTGACCGACCGCCGCGAGTTCGTGCGTGAGCAGGTCGAAGACGCGTACGGCGCGCTGGTCACCGACGACGGCGAGTTCGTGCTCCACGAACGCAACGCCGAATGGGTCGACGCCGTGCTCGACGCACACGACGAATGGCTCGCACTGCAACGCCACATCGAACCGCTACCCGCCGACACCTGGCGCGACGACGTCGTGAACGTGCGGATACGCGCTGAGCAGGCCGAGGCGCGTGTCGCCGAACTTAACAGCGTGCTGCAGCAGCTACTCATCACGGTGTCGCCGGGCCGCGCCGCAGACGTCCGGCACGAGGACATGGTCGACGACGTGCGTACCGTGCTTGAACGCGCCGGCTACGGCACGCAGCCCGGCGGATGGGTACCGCCGTACAGTGCCGACACCGCGCTCGGCAAAATCTGGCACGTCGTCAGCGACGCCGCGATCGCCAGCCGCGACGACCAGCGGCTCAACGGCGTGCGCGACGTTCTCGCCGACATGGGCTACCACGAGCACGTGCACACCCGCCTCGCCACCGCCGACGACGCACCCGTCGAACTGTGCGGCGACAGATTCGACGGTTTCGTCGGTGAGTACACGTGCACCGAACCGGCCGGCCACACCGTCGGCGTGCACCGCGACGGGCAGCACGGCACAACGTGGGTCGCCGAGGAAGTGGTCGACCACGCCGCGCTGCCCAGCTGCACCAGCACACACGCACTCGGTATCGCCGTCTACACATGCCTGCTGTCCGACGGGCACGAGGGATACCACCACGACAAGCGGTACGGCGTCGCATGGGCCGCCGACGGCAGCTCGTCATGGAGGGTGAAGTGACCGCGCAGGAGTGGAACGAGCACATCGTCGCCGAGATCGACGTACTCGCCCACGACGCGAAGCTCGGCACCGGGCACGAAGCGCACGACGGCTGGTATTTCGAGCTGCACCAGCCGCGACCACACGAGGACCGGGCGCCACACCGTGTGCTCACCTGCGGGTGCGGCGTCGTGCTCGTCAACGCGCCGGTGACGTCGTGAGTAGCGGGCAGCGTCCGCGTCGCCGCGAGTTCTTCCCCCGCATGAAAGAGCGGGGGAAGTACCGGCCGCGCCGGCCACGCGTCACCGTCTATGACAGCGAGTTTCGGGCCGTGTGGCCGCAGCCGAAACTCGACAACCCGACCGAGTGGGCGTCGTTCCTGAACGACCTTGCCCGCATAATCAACGAAGGGTGACACCGTGACCGACTTCGCTGTCGCACGCCGCACCGACACGACACAGCAGATCATCGACCGGCCGGCGACCATCGAGCAGATGCGGGAATGCGTCGCGAAGCTACGCGCCGAACAGGACCCCGGCGACCCGGCCCGCATCGTCGGGTTGATGCGCCGCCCGCGGTCGCCGATCTGGGAACTCGCCGAACCGTGACCCGTTGACCGTAGCCTCGTCATGAGGCTACGGTTACGGGGCCACCCGCACCCCCTACCGCACCAGGGAGACCCCATGATAATCAAGCACGACCCGCCGCAGCACCGCGGCACCATCGAGGTCTACCCGACCATCCTGCTCGAATCCGACGAGCGTCACGTCGCCTGGCGTTGGCGCTCGGTGTCGAAGAACGGCGCCAAACTCGCGTACGGCGAAGGTTTCCGACGCCGCGCCGGCGCGCTGCACTCCATCGATGCGCAGTACTCACTGCGCGTCCTCGGCACCGTCACCGAGGACGGCGAAGAGATCTTCACGCAGGCCGCGCTCGACCAGCCCGAACCGCTCGAAACGCTGTTCGTGCTGCCGTGGCGACTCATCGTCCACAAGCGCGACCGCACCGACCCGGCGGCGATGGTCGTCGACTACATCGCGGCGGTCTACTGATGCGCGTCCCGCCGGTCGGTGGTGGCGGGCAGGGCGACGACCAGTCGCGCGCGCCGCAGCTACTCGACATCGTCGCTGACCTGACCCGCGTTGTCTCCGACCTCGCCGAGAGCTATGCCCGCGCCGTCGACGACGCCAATCAGCAACGCATCCGCGCCGAGGCAGCCGAGGCCAACCTCGACGACATGCGCCGACGGCACCCGCTGTGATTCGGCAGCCGTGCGCCGGCTGCGGCCACGACCTCGTTCTGCACCACACCGGCGGGCCGTGCGTCGTCCGACACTGCCCATGCCGCCACCACCACGAAACGGAGACCCGCACGTGACCGTCATCCTCGGTGTCGACCCGTCGCTGACGTCGACCGGACTTTGCCGTATCACCATCACACCGCCGACCGTCGTCACCTCGTCCGGTGGTGTCGACGACGTCGCTATCCAGACGACGTGCGTCGGTGAGCCGGGCAGTAAAGGGATGACCGTCGAGCAACGCCGGGCACGTATCCAGCGTGCACGCCGCGCGATCCTGCGGGCAGCGCAGGGCGCAGACCTCGTCGTCATCGAGGTGCCGTTCTACAACCGGAAGACAACGCAGGTCGGGCTGATGGATCGTTCATGGTTGTTCGGCACCGTCGTCGACGCACTGCACGCCGCCGGCATCCCCGTCGTGTTCGTGTCCGCAGCAAGCCGCGCGAAGTTCGCCACCGACAACGGCAACAGCGACAAAGCTGCCGTTGCCGAGGCGATCGGCCGGCTGTGGTCCGCGGTGCTCGTCGAGAACGGCCGACACCGCCAACTCCGCAACGACGACGAGTACGACGCACTCGTCTGCGCCACCATCGGCGCAGTGAAAACACACCCCCGCTCACGCCTCCCAATTCGTGTCCTCGAACACCACCTGCACGTGGTCGCCGGGCTGGACTGGCAGGCGTGGGACACCTCTGAACAAGGGATCACCTGGTGACCGACAAGCATCTGTACATCGAGTCCACACCGTTCAAGCTCGAAAAGTTCGAGAAGCGCGCCGAAGCTACCAAGACCGTCGCTACGCAGCTCGCCAACGACCGCAAGGCCAGCGACCTCGCCGACGAGTACCGCGCCGAGCACCACAACCTGACCGCCGCGCTGAAGCTACTCGCGACCATCGGCGAAATGGTGTCCGACAAGATTCCCGCCCGCGCCGACCGCGACCACAAGAGCCTGTTCAGCAGGCGGCGCGAGCAGGTGATCGGCGCGAACGTCGTGAACTACCTGATCGACTGCGGGTTCACCCCGCCGCCCGGCGCGTTCGATCTGGTCGTCGAGAGTGAGTCGCCGAAATGACCGGCCCCGACCCGGCCCGCGCGACTGCTGACGCGATCGCTGACCGACTGACCAGCACGATCCTCGCCCGCTACCAAGGAGACTCGATGACGAAACAAGCCGACCCCAACGGACGCACCCCGATCGGCCCGCTGCCGGCCGCGCTCGGCGACTACAAACCGCCGCTGTACGTGCAGGCGATGCTCGAAACGGCGACCGCCGAGGGGCGCGCCGAAGCGCTCGCCGAACAACTGTCCGACCTGTCGCTCGACCGTATGGCGCTCGTCGACCGGCTCGTCGACCGCGAGCGCGAGGCGGCGAGCGTGATCGTCGACTTGCACGTCGCCAACGCACGTGCTGTCGACGATGCGACCCAAGCGCGCGCGCTGCTGTCGTCGGCGACCACCCGAGCCGACGAGCTGCAGGCCGAGCTGGACTCCGACCCTCGGCGGGCTGTGCTGCAAACCATCTGGGACACGGCGACGACCGCGATCACCGCGATCGGCGGCAGCAACCTCGACGGCATCGACACCGCCGGCCGAGTGGAACTGCTCGCCGAACGCGCGATCGAGCTGTACGCCGAGAACCGGCACGACGTCGACGGCGTCACGGCCACGCTGCTCGGCGTCGAACAGACCGCGCGAGTTGCGCTCACCGCCCACCACGAAATGATGTTCCCCCACGAGGACATCGGCATACCGGTCGCCGTCGACCAGCAGGTCACGATGCTGGCCGGCTACCTCGCCGATGCGCGTCATCGGGTGCAGCAGCTGACGGCGGCGAACGCGGCGCTGCAGGACACGGCGAACGGCCGGCACTCGGTCGTCGGCGGCGAAGTGCGCGAGCACACCGAGCAGGCACCGACCGGCGGCGTCGAGGTCGGCCACCCGTACGAACAGACCATCGCGGATGCGTCGCTGCCCGAGCAGATCGTCGCCGACCTGCAGACGGCCGAGGCTGCGCAGCGCGAGCACCAGGTACTGCCCACACCGTCGCCGGCGTCGCCGTGCGCGAACTGCGGGCACGGCCGCGACAAGCACGACCCCGGCGCGTACTGGAATGCTGATCAGCGTGCTATCCACCGGTCGTGCGAACCGCCGTGCCCGTGCACCGTATACGTGCCGGTCGCGCCGAAGCCGTCATGACCGACGACGACGAGGTGCTGACCGGCGAGCTGGTGCCGGCTGGCGATCCGGTACCGCCGTACGAAGCGATCCGCCGGCTACGTGAGCCTCATGACGAGCCGGGGCCGGACGTCGAGCCGCCGATCGTGCGGCACGGTGATCCGCGCTGCGACGCCGAGACGCGCGTCGACGGCACATGGGAGGGCACCACGATCGGCCGCGTGAAGCTGACCGTGCGCGCGCAGTGCGACCTGCCACCCGACCACGACGGACAGCACCGGGTGACCATGCCCGACCGGGTCACCGAATACCGCTGGTAGACCCCCGACACAGAACCGCGGGCACCGAGCCTCGTCATCCGGCGAGTGATCTCGGTGCCCGCTTTCCGTGCGCACCTCGATGCGCCGGCAAGAGTGTGTGGGTGGTCGTGCAGCTGAACGGTGCCCCGGCGTCGATTCCGGTTACTTGGCTCGCCCGGACGGTGGAGTGCTAGCACCGCCGGGCATCGTGCTTTACCGCGAAATTCCTCAAAGCGGCGTGGACACGACCAACCCACCAATCAGAGTACGGCGTGGACACCCCGACCGCGTTACAGTAGCCTCGTTATGAGGCTACAGACAGCCTCGTTTCCCGCACACAATGAGAGGCACCAACCCATGACCGAACCGATCCTGTGGGTCATCCGATACAGCGTCGAACCGCTCGACCCGCGCAACACCAGCGGCGTTCCCGAGCTGTCCGTCATGCGTGTCGTTGACCCTATGAACGCCGACCCCGACGACACACACGAGGTGATCCTCGCGCCGTCGACCGCGACCGGCGTGCTGCTCATCGACCCCGCTGACGCAGGTAGCCTCGCGTTCGTCACCGCCGCGCAACTCGTCCCACGGTTCAGCACCGACCGGCCGGTGCTGCTGCTGCAGGCGACGCACGTGTCGGCGACCATCGCGAAACCGTGGCCGCTGCACTACCAGAGCCTCGACCCCGCCGACCCGCTCGCCGGTATGGCCGCGCACGTCAACACCGACACCCCCGACGTCAAGGTCGCATGGATCGAGGGACACCTGTTCGGCGACGGCGACGTGACCGTCGTCGACCTGCTGGGAGGGCCGACCGATGCCGAGTGACGACGTCCGAAACTACGACCCCGACACCGGCATGCTCTACCGGTGGGAGATGCCCGACAGCCCGCGCGGGTTCGTCGTCGAGATCGAGAACGACGACGACGGTCCGATCCTGTGCGGCTGCGTGACCGGCCCCGGCTTCACCAAACCGGTCGGGTTCCTGTACCCCGCCGAGCTGCGGTGGCTGGCCGAGAACATGCCGTCGATGCTCGCGTCAATCGAGGCGTACGAACTGCGGCAGGGAGCGACGTCGTGAACGTGTACGAGTTCGAGGGCGGCCGGTGGCGCAACGACCCCGACTACGAGACGTACCGGGAGCAGATCGCCGAACGCCGCGCCGAGGACCCCGGCCCGCCCGTCGACGACTTCGACCCCAATCCGTGGATGAACGACTAGAGAGGCACCGCACATGCCGAACAACCGATACACGATCCCGCTGCGACCAGCCGCGCCGGGCGTCAGGTCCGCGCACGAGGTGAACGCCGAGATACGCGTCGACTTCGACGCTGACACCGACGAACTGACGGTGCAGCCGCTGGGCTGCGCTACACCGCTACGGCACCTCGACGACCTCGACCGGTACGTCGACGCGCTCGTCGTCGCCGTCGCGCGGGTCCACGCCGAGCGCACCGCAGCACGCAGCGGCCCGGCGTGGACGTACGCCGAATGCAAACAGGGCTGCGGCGCGCAGGTGCGTGTCCTCGTCGGGTTCGAGCGGCACGCCGAATGTCCGCGCTGCGCCGGACTGGAAGGGCAGTAGTTATGAGTCTGATCGGCATCACCCGCGACGACTTCCCCGACCCGCCCGACCATGCCTACGAGCACGGTTCCGACGGCAAGGGCTGCACGCACATGCACGAGTTCGACCTACGCAACGCTGCCGGCAAGGTCGTGGTTGCCGAGCACTACCGGTGTCATCGTCCGGCCGGCGATCACCCGTCGCCGGTCGAACCGTCCGACGACCCCGTCGTCATCGTCCCTGACGGCCGGCCGTGGCTGCCGCAGCCGGACGGTACGTGGGCGCCGCCGCCATGACCGGCAAGCTCGGTACGGCGTGCCCGAAGTGTGGGAAGCCGGTACTCGCCGCGAAGGGCGGCCGGCACCTGTCGTGCTCGCCGGTGTGCACGTCGTGTCACCTCGTCATTCCGGGCGACGACCCCAACCGGAACGGCCCGCGGCACTACGCGTGTGAAAAGAAGATACGGCGATGACCAGCCCGACCAAGATGAAAGTGTGGCGCATCGTCACCGGCCAAACCCGCCGGCTGCAGGTCGACGTGACCGCGCTCGGCGCCGCATATCTGACCGCCGACCCGGACACGACGCGCGCGCTCGAAGACGCGATAGACCCGACCGTTTTGGAAGCGTGCGCGTGGGTGACGCTGCACGGCCCGGCCGAACAACAGGGCAGCGGCTACCGCTTACGATAGCCTCACAACGAGGCTACAATTCCGAATGCACCAACCCACCGAGAGGACCCGCACATGTCCGAAGTAGTGAACTACTCTGCCCGACTCGACGAGATGCGCGCCGGCACCGTGATCCGCAACGGCGAGGGCGGCACGACCTGCCATTTCGTCAAACAGGATGACGGCCGCTGGTATCCGTCCGACGTCGCCGGCGTGGAGACCGGCAGTTACCCCGCGGGGCATGCGTCGTCGCGTGTGTTCCTGCCTTCCGTGGTCGTCGACGCCGCCGAGATCACCGTGCAGCTCGTCGCGAAGAAACTCGACGAGTTTTTCAACCGGGACGGCGTACTGACCGGCACCGAAGCCACGCAAACAGCCGAGGTGATCGCCCGCCGACTGTCCAACGCCAAACTGCTCGCCAACTAGGAGACCCGCACCATGACGAACCTCGACCAGCCCGAACCGACTCCCACACGCACCATCACCGACGACATGCTGATGCAGGCCTACCTGTCCGGCATGATCTCTGGTGCCGCGACCCTCGGCGTGCACAGCGGCATACCGCCGGCAATCGCCGAGATGGTCGGCCGCGACCTCGCCGACAAGATCACCGGCGACCCCGCCGCGTACGCGCAGCTCGCCGAGCAGGTCCGACTGTGGGCCGACAACCCTGGCAAGCCGAAGAAGTCGATCATCATCACCGCGTGCACAGGGCCGCGCGAATGACGGCGACGCCGCTGTGGTGGCGGCTGCTGAACCCGATTCGTACGCTGCGGCCGCCGACCGCCGGGTCGACGTCCGAGGTGCCCCTCAATCCGTTCGGACTCGGTTCGACGACACCGATCTATGTGAACGACGATTGGGAGGAAACTGCGCGGCACCGGCAGATCGCCGTCAGCGACGGACTGCGTTACCAGATCATCGAACTGGTGCCCGGTCCGCCCGGTGACGACGACTGGCTCGTGTTCCTCGGCAACCCGACCCGGCTGTGGGTGCGTACGTTCCGACCGCCGACAGTCGGGTCGTGGATACCGCACCCGCCGCAGCTGGAAGTCGGCGAGATCGAGGACCGCGCTGGCATCCCGATCAGACGAGCGCACCGGCGATGACGGCGACAGAGCACAGCCACCGGTCCTATCTGGTCGTCGACCCGGTGCAGGACTACGAACAGTCCGACGTCGTGCTCGGCGTGTACGGGTCACTCAAAGCGGCGCTGATCGCGCTGCCCCGGCTGCGGCGTGTGCGCGGGTACCGCGCGAACGACGAGCGCCCCAGCGGCTACCTCGAAGTGCAGCACTGGCACGGCGACGAGCTGTGCATCACCGTCACTGTCCGCAACGACGGCCACATCTCATACGAGGTACACGATTAAGTAGCCGCGTGACGAGGCTACAATCAGGTGAACCGTCCGCACACGAAGAGAGACAATCGAATGTCAGAACAACCGCTGAACATCGCCGCGTTCGCCAAGCTCGCCGGCGTCAAATACGAGTCGATGCGCAAGTATCACCAGCGCGCCACGCAACGCCGCAAAGAGATAGCCGAAGGGAAAACCGACCGGCCCGTCGCCGACTGGATGCCACCACCACCCGACATCACCGTCGGCCGTACCCCGCTGTGGTTCCCCGAAACCGCGCGCAAGTGGGTCGAATCCCGGCCATCGCGCGGCGCCGAAGAACCGCTGAGCACACAGTGAAACCGCGGTACGCCGACGAGCACGCCACCCTGTACTGCGCCGACATGTCGACCGTGCTCGCCGGCATGCGTGACGAGTCTGTCGACGCGGTCATCACCGACCCGCCGTACACCGAACGCACACACAAGGGCGCTCGGTCGAACTGGAAGTCGACGCGTCGCGATGCCGGCAAAACGACCGCACCGCTGCAAGGCGAACGTCAGTTCGCTGCGGTCACTGACGACCAGCTGCGCGTCTACCTCGCCGAATGTGGGCGCGTGTCGCGTGGCTGGGTGATAGCGCACCTCGACTACCGGCAGGCCGTCGAGTTCGACGTCGACCCGCCGGCAGGGTTGCGCATGATGCGCGTCGGTGTGTGGGTGAAAACGACACCGATGCCGCAGCTCACCGGCGACCGGCCAGCGCAAGGGTGGGAGGCGATCGCCTACCTACACCGCGACGACAGACGGTCATCGTGGAACGGTGGCGGCAAAGCCGGAAACTATGTGCACGCGACCGCACGAGAGAACGGCCGAAACTCACCGAACGGGCACCCGACCGAGAAACCGATCGAGATCGCCGCCGACCTCGTCCGCAAGTTCACCAACGTCGGCGACGTCGTGCTCGACCCGTTCGCCGGATCCGGGACGACGTTGCGCGCCGCAGTGAACGAGGGGCGCCGCGCGATCGGTGTCGAGATGGACCCGGCGCACTGCGACACCATCGTGCGCAGGCTCGGACAGACCGTGCTGTTCTGAAACGGCGAGCGGCCGGCACTCCCGCACGAGTGCCGGCCGCGCTGCCCCGTAAGGCACCGGTCCCGCATCGTCGGGGAGGGGAGACCGGGAGTCGCGGAGACCAGACCGCCGCGCTCGATGTCGAGTGTAAGGCACGACAGCTCGCATAATGGTCTGGTCACACCCCGCACACACGAGAGGTCGCACCG